TCACGCCTGTGCTGCACGTCGTGCTGCACGGCCGCCGCTGTCGCCGAGCACCGCGCGCACCGCGTCCCACTGCGAGGTCGACAGGTGTGAGTAGCGCTGGGTGGTGAGCACCGACTGGTGGCCGAGCAGATCTTTGACGGCGAGGATCGGGACACCGGCCTGCACGAGCCGCGACGCATAGGTGTGACGAAGGTCATGCAGCCGCGCGGGGGTGATCTCCTCCCGGCCGGTGGCGGCGAGGCGGGCGTTGGCGTGGGTGAACGCCCGCTCCCACCGCGCGCGGAGCTTGGCGCCGTCGAGTGGGGTGTTGCCGCGGCGGCCGCGCAGCACCAGGCCGGTTCGCGCGGTGACCTTCGTGTCGTAGGTGACCGCGGGCGGTACGCCGGGCCCGCGTGCGGTGAGCTCGTCCTGCAGCATCCTGGCGAGCCGCTGGGAGATGGGGACGGTGCGCTGCTGCCACGACTTGGGTGGCTTCATGGCGCGGCCGACCGAGTCCCATGAGCGGGTGACGCGGATGGTGCGGGCGAGCAGGTCGACCGATTCCCAGTGCAGGCCGAGGGCTTCGCCGAGGCGCAGGCCTGTGCCGACGAGCAGCTCCACGACGAGGGCGTCGGGTGGGTCGAGTTCGTAGAGCAGTTCGGAGAGCTCGGCGTCGGTGAGGAACCGGTCGAGGTGCTGGCCCTGCTTCGGCAACTTCACCCCGGCGGCGGGGGAGGTGGTCAGCAGCCGGGCGTGCACGGCGGCGCGCAGGGACGAGGACAGCAGGTGGAAGCACTTGGTCACCGTCGAGGGGGACAGGCCGGTGTCTTCGAGTTCGCGGAGCCAGATCTGGATCTGGTGGGCGGTGATGTCGCGTAGGCGGGTGTTCTCCCATCGGGGTCGGACGTGCTTGTTGAGGCGGAGTTTGTCGCGGGCGAGGGTGCCGGGGGCGACGCGGCGGGCGGCGAGCCAGCGCGGTTCCCAGTCGCCCCAGGTGAGGCGGGCGGCTTCGGCGGAGCTGGGGGACAGTTGTTCGGACTGCTCCTTGGTGGCCGCGGCGTTCATCGCGTCTTTCTTGCGGTCGAACGTGCCGGCGGAGCGGATGCGTCCGGCGGCGTCGCGGTACATGCCTTGGTAGCGGCCGGAGGGCAGTTGCCTGGTCCATGCCATCGGTGGGGATCCTAGTTCTCGAGTGCCTTGTTCAGTCGTTTGCGTTCGTCGGGGGTGAGGCCGCGCAGGCGGGCTTGGACCATGGGCATGTCGACCCAGAGTTCTTCGGACAGCTCCCACAGGTCGGTGGTCCAGCGCAGGGCGGCGATCAGTGCGTCGAGGGTGATCAGTCGGCGGGCCGCGAGCTGTTCGACGGTGCGTTCTTCGCGGGGGCCGAACCAGGGGTGTTCTTCCTGGCCGGGGTGGATTCCACGTTCGACGTGCTTGAGCTCGTGGGTGAGGGTGGAGCGTCGCCCCTTCTGGTCGAGTCCGCGGTGGAGCCAGATGTGGTTGCCGCGGGTGAGACCTGCTGTGCCGGGTGGCAGTTCGTGGCGGCAGGAGACCTTGATGTGTGGCAGGGATCGCAGGTGCCGCCAGGGGTGGTATTTGGTCATGCCGGGCATTCGAACACATATTCGAACAGAGCGAAAGATTATCCATCACAGCCGCCTTCGGCGTGTCGCCGCGCCTCGGCGTGCCGCTGCGCCCACATCAGCCGGCGCGGCCCGTGCTCGGCCACTTCCCACGCCTCGTAGAGCGCCACCTCGCGCGCCCACTCGCCGCGGCGTCGGCACAGCCACGTCGCGGTCGACATGTGCCAGGTCGGCATCGAGGCCCCGGACAACCCGGACCAGGTGAGGAGCCCGGCGATCACCGCCTCGAGGACGTCGAGCGCGTCCGCGAGCCGGTTCGTGCGAATCAGGTGTTCGATGTGCGGCCGCAGCTGTGTGTAGTGGCGGCCGCCGAGGTGCAGGGCAGCGTCAGCTGCGCTGGCCCTGTCGTCGATCCCATCCCAATGCGTCCACACGCATCACCCCCTCGAGGTCAGTAGGAGAACTCCCAGCCACCGTCGGCGGCGAGCTCGGCGTTGACGGTGTCGGGCCGGAAGATGAGGACACCGCCGCCGTCCTGGACGACGAGCGCGACGACAGCCCGGTAGCGCGAGGACGGGGACAGCTCGTTCGGTGGGTCGTCGCCGCAGTCGAGGCTGATGCCGTGCACGTCGGTGTCGGTGACTCCGTCACGGGAGACGGCCTGCCACTCGTCGCCGGTGAACGGCATCGTCAGCGAGGCCGGGTCGAAGGCGGCAGTGGTTTCGATGTCGAGGTGCACGAGCACCGAGTCGCCGTCGCCGGAGCCGAACGGCAGGATCTCGCAGCCGGGGTTCGTCTCGATGTCGGTGACGGTGAAGGCGATCGCGCAGCGGGATCCGGTGCACAGCCCCTCGTAGCGCTGGCCGACGGTGCCGGCGTGGTTGCCGCGCGGGGTCGTGCCGCCCCGGGTGGTGGAGCTCGCCGGTGCGTCGGGTGTGGCGCCGACGGGGTAGGCGCGGCCGGTGATCTCCGAGCCGCATCCGGTGGCCAGGGCCAGCGCGAGGACGATGCCGCCGGCGGCGGGCAGCGCGGGTCTACGCATCGTGGTTGTGGTCTCCGTCGGCGGGGCGCGGGTTCTGGTGCTCGGTGGGGAGGGTGCGGGCCGCGGCCGGCACATCGATATTCGGCGGATGATCAAGATCATTGCCTTGATTCGCAGGTTTCAAGGCCCGGACCTTGTTCGCGCGCTCCGGTTCCGGGGCGGCCCGCAGTCGGGTGGTGACCAGTTCGATCAGTTGGTCGTTGCTGATCTCGGCCGCGCTCTGACGGAGTTCGATGGGGGTGCCGGCCTCGGTCTTGTCGAGGTAGCCGGCGGCGATGAGGGCCTCGACGGGGTTGCGGCGGAAGTGTCGTGCGACGGCAATGACGCTGTCGGCGGAGGGGATGGTCTTGCCGAGCTTCCAGCGGGAGACGGTGGCAGGGTCGACGCGCGCGGCCTTGGCGATCTCGACCTGCGAGGCCCGTTTGGTCACCCGATTGAGGTACTCCCACCAGCTCTCTGACATGGGCAGCACTCTATAGGCGTCTACGCAATCCTCTGTTCGCCCGTACATGCATTGCGTACGCGCAATCGAAGGTTGCTACGAATTACATCGATGTGTTTTCGCACGTCAGACGCCTCTATTCGCCGCGCTTCGGCGCCGTTATGAAACCGTGATGTCCATAGATTGCATGCACGCCATTGCGTGCGTACAGTTCTTGACATGCCCGCAATCACGCAGGTGAGACCACACAGACGAAGGGAGGGAGCGATGAACGCGACCCTCACCCTGAAGGCCGAGGGCCTCGCGAAAATCCGGCGCTGGTCCGGCATCGCCACCGACGCCGAGCTCGCCGCCCGCATCGGTGTCGACCCCGCCACCGTCCACCGCGTCCTCACCGGTAAGTCCGCTCCCGGCCCGAAGTTCATCGCCGGCCTGCTCGCCGAGTTCGGCACCGACGCCTTCCAAGACCTCTTCGAGGTCGCCCCCGACGACCACCCCCACCCGGCCGCCTGACCCACATGGCGCAGGCCCCGGAACGAGAAGTGCCCGCCGCGACTGGACCTCGCGACGGGCAAGCCACCACCGATCTGGAGAAGCAGTGACCACCACAGACCCTACCGACCGGCGCACACGCCGCGTACTCGTCACGGTCACCGAGACCCGCGAGTACATCGCCCCGGTCGACATCGACGACACCGAGTACCTCACCTGGCTCGACGGCGACGACGACACCCCCGCCGCCATCCGCGAATTCCTCGAAGCCGGCAGCGATCTCGACGACGTCATCGACGACATCACCAGCTCCGCCACACCCGCCACCGACATCGGCATCACCGATGTCGCCGACCCCGAGAACGGAGAGTCCCGATGAGAGCCCACCGCCAACGCCGACTCGCCGGCTCCGTCCTGCTCGGCGCGGCCCTCGCCGCCACCCACTCCGGCGCCGCCGATGCCCGGCCGGTCGTCGACCACTACGCGGGCAGCGACGACCGCGACAGCTGCACCCTCGCCTACACCCACGACCGCGGATACCTGTACATGATCGAGGTCGTCCGGGGTGGCGAGGTCAAGCGCCGCGTGGTCCGGTCCCTGCCGCGCACCTCGCCGTACACCCTCGTCGACACCATCGACCTCGGCCTGGTCCGCACCTTCACCTGCGAGTACCCGCGATGAGCGCACCGCAGATCACCAGCCCGTGGATGACCGTCGACGAGGCCGCCGAATACCTGCGGTGCAGCGTCAAGACGATCCGCCGCGCACTCGACGACAAACGCCTCATCGGCTACCAGTCCACCCGCAAGGGCACGTGGCGGATCCACCGCGACGACGTCGACGAGTTCGTCCGCACCCCCGCATCGCGCCGACGCCGGCCCCACACCCGCAACCTCAGGAGCACCCGATGAGCCCCCGCGCAACCCGCTCGTACGTCAACAGCAGTATCGACGTCGGGCGCATCTCGGTCACCGACTGCGTCGCCGAACTCGGCATCTACGCCGTCCATCTCGGCGCGTACGCGAGCGCGCACCTCACACCCGCCGATGCGGAAACCTTGCTCGCCCAGCTGGTCGCCGCCGGGGTGCCGCTGCCCGCCGCGAGTGAGGCCGCAGCATGAGCGCGCCGATCGGACTCGACTCCGCGGCCGGGCCGGTGCTCGACGCATCCGAGGAGATGGTGCGGTTCGACGTGGCCGTCCACGGAGACGGCACCGTCCGCATCTCCGCCAACGTCGACGGCCACCACCCGAAAGCCGAGAACACCGTCACCGACAAGGGATTCGAGTTCTACACCGTGCTGGTCAAGCTCGAATCGTTCGAGGAGCTCGACACCGTCGACCGCGCCGGCCGCGTGCGGATCGCCGTGGACCGCTTCGTCGCCGCGTGGGCGGCACTCGACAACCCGCAGGAGGTGCAGGGGTGAGCAAGAACAACGGACATTGGCCGACCCACGCGCGCAAAGCGAAGGGCCGCGATCAGCGCAAGAAGCTCGGCCCGCCCGCGGTGGTGCAGGCCGGCAACAACACCAACGGACGACGAAAGACGAAGTGGGGTGAGTGATGTGAGCGAGTACGACGTCATGACGCGGCTGCTCGTCCAGGCCGCGGTGATGAAGGAACTCCGCGCGGCCGTCGAGGAGACCCGCGCCGCAGCCGCGGATGAACTCGAGCCCGGCGACAAGAAGGCACCACGACTCGGCGGCGCCAAGATCGGCACCGTCACCCTCTCCGACCCGGACCCCGAACCGGTCATCGTGAACACGCGCGAGCTCGACGAGTGGATCGAACAGCGCCGCCCCGATCTGGTCCCCGCCGAGGACGGGTACCCCCAGATCGACACCAGCCGCATTGCCGAGGTTGTCGAGATCCTCTCCCGCTACGCGCCGTACCTGCTGCTGCCCGCAGAAGTGAAGGGCATCCCGGAGTGGGCTCGGGCCCAGGCCATGCGCGACGCCGTCACCGACGGTGAGGTTCCGCCCGGGGTGGAGCTGCGCGCGAAGTCCCCGGTGCTGTCGGTGCGTCCCAATGCCGATGCATCGATCGTTGCCCGCCGAGTGCTGGCATCGTCGCAGCTGCTCGAACTCGAGGCAGGTGAGCTCAGATGAGCGCTCTGCAGTTCGCCCCGGCGACGAAGGAAGCATCCAAGGCCCGCATCGCGCTGTGCGGACCGTCCGGCTCCGGCAAGACGTACACCGCTCTCGCGTTGGCGACGGCACTGTCGGATCGGGTCGCGGTGATCGACACCGAACGTGGCTCGGCGTCGAAGTACGTGGGCCTCAACGGCTGGCAGTTCGACACCGTCAAGCCCGACCGGTTCAGCCCCCTCTCACTCGTCGAGCTGCTCGGCCTCGCGGCCGGCGGTGGCTACGGCGTGGTGGTGGTGGACTCGCTGTCGCATTACTGGATGGGTGCCGAGGGCATGCTCGAGCAGGTCGACCGGCGCGCCCGCGGGGGCAACTCGTTCTCCGGGTGGAAGGAAGCCCGACCGGACGAGCGGAAGATGATCGACGCGCTACTGGCGTACCCGGGGCACGTGATCGTCACCATGCGGTCCAAGACCGAATACGTGGTCGTCGAGAACGAGAAGGGCAAGAAGGAGCCCCGGAAGATCGGATTGAAGCCCGATCAGCGCGACGGCGTGGAATATGAGTTCGACGTGATCGGTGAGCTCGACGTGCAGAACACCTTGCACATCACCAAGTCCCGCATCCACACGCTGACGAATGCAGTGATCCCCCTCCCGGGTGAAGACCTCGCTCGGCAGATCGACGAGTGGCTGTCGGACGGCGTGCAGGTGCCGACCGCTACCGAATACCGTGCCCGCGCACTGGGCCTGGCCGGTGACCGTGACGGTCTGCTCGCACTGTTCAAGGAGGTCGACGGGCACAAGATGCTCGGCGCTCCGACGACCGACGGCGATGGCCGGCCCACCGTGCTCGGTGAACTGATCCGGGCACTGGGTTCGGCGGCCGCGGCCGCGCCCACCCAGGCGGCGTCATGAGCGGCAAGGAGCCGACGTTCGACTGCTGCGTGATCGTCGGTATGGAGCCGATCGCCACTCACCCGAAGTGCGGGCACATGTGGCTCATCCATCTCGCGAACGGCTACACGCAGGTCGCGTTCGGACACGAGATCCGGATCGCTCTCTGACTTCGGTGGCGGCGCGTGTGGGGTTGCCGCGCCGCCACCGAATCCCCACCTTCTTTCCTCCGTCCAGACAAGGACCCTTCTATGAAGCTGCCCATTTTCGAGCAGACCCGCCGCCGAGTGCCGGCGAAGCTGCTCTTCGACGACAGTCTGGCCCCGGCCGACGAGGCCGAGGACCTGGAGACCTCGGTCGAGCTCGACTTCCTGCCGACCACCGCCGAGTTGGTGCGTCTCGCGGAGGAGTCCGCGGACGTACCGCAGTGCACCGACGACGGCGACTGGTACGCCGCGCTGCTGATCGGGTTGCCGTTCTCGCTCGTGCTCGGCCTGATCCTGTGGGCTCTGGTGGTGAGCACGTCGTGAGCGTGACCGACTGGACCGAAGCGGAGTCCGACGAGCTGGACCTCCTCATCACCGTCGCCTTCCCCGACCGGCCGCCGTTGCGCCGCGACCCTCGCCTGTGGGTGCTATTCGCCGAATTTCGCCGCGACACCGCCCTGGTATGCGCCGGATGTGGGGATCCGCTCTACCGCAAATGCGACGGCCCGACCCCAGGGGCGCGCAGGTTGAAGGGCTACGGCCGTTGCGCCGCCTGCTGGGCTCAGCACATTCGCACCCTCGGTGAATCTCGCCGCCAGCGAGTGGCATCCGGTTCGTGGACCCGCATGGGGCGGCGCAACCCGAACCGGGACCGGGCTCTTGCTCTCGCTGCTCGCGGATACACCGCACAGCAGATCGCTGCCGCGGTCGGTGTCACCGATCGCACCGTCTGGCGGTGGCTCGCCGCCACCGAATCTCTGGAGGCCGCATCATGACCGCTCAACCTGCATTCGATCCCATGCGCGATCCCGCCGACAACTGGGACCCGATCACTCGCACTCGTCCGTTGCCGGGGTTGCCGGCCCCGTCGGCCGGGTTCGGGCCGTGGGAGCCGGTCGACGAACGCGCCTTCCACAGGGCTTGGCGCGATGACACCGAGTGGCTGCTCGTCACGCACGGCAGCGGAGGAGAGGAGACCACGACCTACTTCGTGGCGCGCCGGATCGGGGGTCGGCGATGACACGGCAGCTGGTGGGGGAGCCGACGTACACCGACCTCGATGTCGACGACGAGCTCGACGACCCGGACGAGGAGCTGAACACCGAGTTCGACAGCGGTGCGCTGGCTGATCGCTTGCACGAGGCCGCGATCGACCGAGCGATGGGGGTGTGGTGATGGCCGGCGTCGGCGACCTGCTGGCTCGGCATCGCGAGCTGTACGCGCAGGTGAAACGTCCGGGCTGTCCTGATCAGGTGCAGACCGAGTTCCAGTCGGTGTGCGTGCAGCTGTGGGACGCCGGCCATGTGTTCCCGCCTGGGCCGGGTGACGAGCCCGAGGACTACCGAACCGATCCGACCATCGACCACATCTGGAGAACCCGATGACCAACGAGATGACTCTCGCCGAGTACAAGGCTCAGGTCGACGCCAAGTACGCGGCCGTCCGAAAGCACCAGGAGCAGTACGAGCGTGAGCAGAAGGAGCTTCGACGTAAGGACCACTGGCTGCTGGTCGGTCCGAACGGGGAGATCGACGGCGTGATGACGAAACGGTTCTGCGGTTCGGCTGCTCAGGCTTTCGAGGAGTTCTTCCCGAAGAAGCGAGATCGGCACAAGGCGTCGGCTGAGGGCTGGCACATCGAGGAGGACGACGCGGAGGGCAGCCGGTGGGCGGCGGCCTGCGAGGAGCACCGGCAGATGGAGGAGGCCAACCGTGGCTGACTTCTCCGATCTGCTCGACGCGGAGATTCTGCGCGAGCGGCATCGCATCACCGGCGGGCCGCGCCGCTACGAGAAGGCACCGGGCCGGTGCCGGCGGTGCCGCACACCGTTCCGTCCGAAGGGCACCACGATCGCCGAGCATCCCGGCACGTTGATCCACGCCGGTCGTGGCTACTGCTCTACGCACCTCGCCGAGGCATACCTGAGGGAGACCCGATGACCACTTCTGACATCACACCCGAACTCCTCCGCACCGTCGGTAGCTGGCTAGTGCAGCAGCCGGGGAGCACCGACATGGCGCTCGTCGAAATCGCAGAGCAAGCCGACCGCCTCGATAGCGAGCGGGCAGCCGAGAAGCGTATTGCTGAACTCTCCCCGATCTACTGGGATGCATACCGAACTGCCTGCAGCCGCGAGGAAGGCCACTACCCGCCCGAGTGGGACAAGGTCGATCCGTGGCAGCGCGCCACCGTTCGCGCCGGCATTCGTGCTGTGCTCGCCCACCTCGAGCAGAAACGCGAGACCGACGGTTACTGCACTTGCCACCCGGACGAGCGTGGCCGGACCGCTGACTGCGGAATGCTTGCACACCGTAAGGCGGCACTGCTCTATGCAAACACCGCTGCCGCTGTGCATCCCCGAACGTGGAATAACCTGCGCGACGTACCCGGCGACGTGAAAGTGGTCCGGGACCCGAAGGGCATCGAGTGGCATCGCACTCCCGGCGGGGACCGGGCGCTCGATGCGAGCACCTGGACGCCGGGCCGAGAGAGTTCCCCGTTCACCGAGGTGATCGCCGATGCCTGAGCAGACCATCCCGACCGGCATCGCGTGGCAGCGCCGCGGCGACGAGATCGTCGGAGTCGTCCTGGTGCAACATCCTGATGGCACCCGCGAGCGAATCGCGACCGTCACCTACACCCTCGAGCAGGCCGCCCAGGTCGCCGGCCAACTCCTCGGCTCACTCGGAGGTGGCCGGTGAACGCGTGCGATTGCGGGGACTGCCGGGCATGCTTGCGCGCCATGGGATTCGCTCCCCAGCCTGTGCAGCAACCTGTGGAGTTGTCCGAATCCACTCGAGCGATCCTCGCCCGGCTCGACGCGCCGACACCCGCCGACGGCGTGATCCGGCCGCAGCGGAGCAGGCCCCGCCCGCGCGTGGCGTCGCGGCCGCGGGACTACTGCCGCGCCGGCCTGCACAAGCTCGAAGGCGACAACGTCCGAACCTACCGCCGATCCAACGGCGACATCGGCCGCGAATGCTGGGCGTGCCTGCGGGAACGCAAACGCGCCCAGCGCAAAGCGAACCCCGCCTCGCCGGTCCCACCGGATCCGGTGCCATGCCGCGAATGCGGCGACATGATCGGACCCCGCATCTTTGGCTACTCCGGATGGGTGCTGTCCGGCGCCGACGGACTGTGCGAGGTGTGCTACGACCGGCCGCGACTGCAGGAGTACCTCGCCGAGTACCGCAAGTGGGATCAGGAGACGCGGCGGAAGAAGTCATCATCGGCGACCAGGGCCCGGTACATGCTGCAGCGGATCCTCGTCGACGGCCGCGCGTTCCACCCCGATCCGGATCTGGTGCACGGCACCGGCCACACCTACAGCAAGTTCGGGTGCCGATGCGCGGCGTGCTCGCAGTGGAAGTCCGACGACAACAAGGCCCGCCGCGACCGCGGCAAGAACGATCGGAGCAAGGCCGCATGACCAGGCGATATCGGTCGACGCGATCGGCCCACATCACCTAGCACGACACCCTGCGCGCCCGACCTGTGGCATGCAGGTCGGGCGCGTGCATGCATGCACCCCACTCGCGTACAACATCCGCAAGTAAGTGCGCAGCAGAGCCTGCGCCCAGCAACACAATTCGCCGAATGAAGGGGGTCGAGATGATCGACGACAAGACCCGCGCCCTCGACGCCGTCGCCGCACAACGCCGCCAAGAGCAGACCGTCCGCCGCAACCGCATCCATGTCATGCGCGCCGCCCTCGACGCCGGCTGCACCCGCACCGAAGTCGGCGCAGCCCTCGGCCTGTCCGAGTCCGGCGTCCGCATGGCCCTCGCCAAGGCTGAGCAGGCCGACGCCCGCCACACCGCCTCGGCAGGTGCAGCGTGACCGACCTCGACAACACCACCACGACATCCACTTTCGAGCTGCGTGACCGGGCCCTGGAGATGCTCGACGTCCTGCGCCAGCGGCAGGAATCGAACCGGCTGCACCGCGTGCACTACATGCAGCTGGCACGGCAGTACGGCTGCACCCACCAACAGATCGGCGATGCCCTCGGCGTGTCCGAAGCTGCGGTCCGCGCCATGCTCAAGCGCGCCGGCGGTGACGCGTGAGAATCCGCAGTATCAAGCCGGAGTTCTACCGCTCCGACGACATCGACGCCCTCGACTGGGAATCCCGATTCCTGTTCATCGCCCTGTGGTCGTACGTCGACGACAACGGCGTCGGGCTCGACAAGCTCGCCAGCATCGCCGCCGACCTGTTCGCCGGAGACCTCGAGCGAGACCCTCAGGAGACATTCGCGAGAGTCTCGCGAGGATTGCAGACCCTTTCCGAAGCCGGCCGAATCACCCGCTACACCGTCGACGGCAAGGCCTACCTCCACATCACCAACTGGGAGAAGCACCAGCGCATCGACAAACCCAACAAGGCCCGCTACCCCCTCCCAACCAGCGACAACGCTGAGATCGGCGAGACTGTCGCGAAACCCTCGCGACAGTCTCGCGAGACCCCAGCGCCTGGAACAGGGGAACAGGGGAACAGGGGAACAGATAAAACCCGTGCGCCGGCTTCGCCGGACGCGGCCGCCCTGTTCGAACCCGACACCGCGATCGAACCTGCCGCCCAGTCGAAGGCGCAGTCCGTCGAGCAGCGTGTCACGACAGCTGCGTACGAGCGTGTCGGGAAGGCCTTCGACTTCATCAAGGTCCGCGGGATTGTGAAGTGGGCGATCCACGAGCGTGGTGCCGATCCGGCAGATGTCGAGGCTGCTCTCGTTGGCGTGCACGAGCTCGGGCGCCCTCACACGAAGTCAACCGTCGGCCAGTACCTCGACGGCTACCTCCGGCGCCACGGCCCGGCCTCGCTCACCACCCGCCCCGACGCGCCCCGCGACGTCAAGACCGGACTGCTGGTGGAGCGATGACCCACACCCTCACCGACCACGAGCAGGACATCGTCGACGTCCTCGACTGGGTGCACGCCACCCACCGCCCGGACGAGCACCTGGTGTGCATCGCCTGCGGACAGCAGTGGTGGGTCGACCCGAACGCCGGTCTCGTCCAATGCCAGACCTACCTCGATGCCCGCATCGAAGCGAACTTCTCGATCATGCGCCGCGTCTGGCGCCTGCGCGCGAAGTGGAGAACCGCATGACCCTCACCGACACCTCCGCCGAGGCCACCGTCCTCGCCGCCGCCCTCGCCCAACCCGACCTCATCGGCCACATCGCATCCCTCGACCCCGGGGTGTTCTCCATCCCGATGCACCAGATGATCCACAGCGCCCTGCTCGCCTGCCACCAAGCCGGCGAACCCCGCGACCACGCCACCGTCGCCCGACGCGCCGCCCAGGAAGCCGTCAACGACCTCCAGGCCCGCGCCGTCTCCAAGGCGATCGTCGACATGATGGGCCGCGGCCAGGACTACGCCGTCGGCTTCTACCTCGACCGAATCCGCAACCTGCACACCGCCCGGCAGGTCGCAGACGCCGGCCAACGCCTCATCGAAGCCGCCACCGAAGCCGCCCACCTCGAAGACACCGAACTCCTCGAAGCGTCCATCGGTCGCGCCCACGACGACCTCGCCGCCGTCCACACCACCACCGACACCACCACCACCGCCGACCTCCCCATGAGCCTCGACGAGCTCCTCGGCAAGAAATTCGAACACAACTGGCTCATCCCCGACCTGTTCGAACGCACCGACCGGCTCATCCTCACCGGCTTCGAAGGCACCGGAAAGTCCATCCTCGTCGCCCAGATGGTCATGACCATCGCCGCCGGCCTGCACCCGTTCCTCGGCTCACCCATGACCGACCACAACCAGGTCCTCGTCATCGACGCCGAAAACAGCGAACGCCAAACCGGCCGCCGCTACCGCATGATCCGCGACCGCATCACCAACCTGTGCCGCAAACACCACGTCGACGTCCCCGACTGGTCCACCATGGTCCGCTTCGTCATCCGCCCCGAAGGCATCGCCCTCAACGACCCCCGCATCGTCAAACGCATCGAACGCGCCATCGCCGCAACCCAACCCGTGTTCGTCGCCATGGGCCCGCTCTACCGCCTCCACAAACTCGACACCCGCGACGAACAGGCAGCGAAGGAACTGACCGACACCATCGACCGGCTCCGCGTGAAGTACGGCTTCGCCATCGTCTGCGAAGCTCACGTCGCCCACGGCCAGGCCGGCACCCAACGCCTGCTCCGCCCCACCGGATCCTCCCTGTTCCTGCGCTGGCCCGAATTTGGACTCGGCCTGCGCCCCTCCACCGGCACCGAACAGGAACAGCACCCCTCCCAGGTCGACCTGACGACGTGGCGCGGCGGCCGCGAAGAACGCATGTTCCCCCGCCACCTCCACCACGGCTCCGCCGACACACACCTTCCGTGGATGAACGGCGACGAGTTCTACGAGCACCGCGCCCGACAGATGGGATACGCCCTGTGACCAGATGCATCGTCACCACCCCGTGGACCAAGCCGCCGCTGAGCCTCAACGACCGGCACCACTGGCGCGCCCGGGCCCGCATCACCGCCGACATCCGCCACACCACCGCGGTCCTCGCCAATCACTTCCGAGTGCCTACCGGTGCCGCGCACGCCACCGTCACCCTGCACTACCGGCCCCGCGACAACCGCCGCCGCGACGCTGACAACCTCCTCGCCACCGCCAAGGCCTGCTTCGACGGACTCATCGACCACGGCCTCGTCCCCGACGACACCCCCGACCTGATGGAGAAGCGGATGCCCGTCATCCACCCCGCCGTCCGCGGTGCCGCCGGCGAACTCTGGCTCGAAATCACCACCCCCGAAGGGAACCAGGCATGAGCCCGCAACGGATCCAACGCAAGCGCACCAAGGGCTGGCGCATGCCCGAAGGCGCCGTGTACGTCGGCCGCCCGACTGTGTGGGGCAACCCGTACCGCGTCGAAACGGTCGGCAAGACCACCCACCACGTCATGCACCACGGTTGGCTCTGCGCGACCTTCCATAGCCGCAGTAAGACCGAGGCGCGCGGGGATGCTGTGGGCCGGCTTGCGCGGCTCATTGAGCACCACCGCGACCCATGGGGCATCGACCGCATCCGCGCCGAGCTCGCCGGTAAGGACCTCGTGTGCTGGTGCCCGCTCGACCAGCCCTGCCACGCCGACGTGCTGCTCGAGATCGCCAACGCCGCTGTCAATCCACCGCTCGTCAATCAAGGAGGCCACCATGGGTAGCACCAGCCCGATGGATCCCGACAACCTCGACGCGTCGGAGAAGGCGCGTCGGGCGTTGGCGTTGCGGCGCGACGGGAAGTATTGGTCGGAGATCGCGGCGGAGCTCGGGTATGCGGATGCGTCGGGTGCGTACCGGGCGGCAAAACGCCTGTTGGATCGGACGGAGTTCGAGTCGGTCGAGGAGTACCGCGCGGTCGAGTCCGATCGCCTGGACGAGGCGCACCGAATCCAACTCACGCATCTGGCGCAGTTCAAGCCGTCGCAGTCCGGCGTCGGCTTGTCGGCGGTGGCGTCGGCGGTGGGTGCGATCGTGCGGATCTCCGAGCGGCGGTCGAAGCTGCTCGGTTTGGACGCGCCGACGAAGGTCGACGTCGGCTCGACGAGCATCGATCTGGACGGCACGGTCGCGGCGATCATGTCGGCGCTGCAGGCCGACGCCGGCGACGATGCCGACGACGGCACCGGGGAGGGCGCGTGAGCCTTCTCGACGCCGCCGAGCTCGAGTGGGAGCCGGACGAGCAGATGATCGACGCCGCCCGGTGCGGCCGGCTCGACGCCAAGACCCTCAGCCACGAGGACCGCTGCTTCGTCGTCGCGCGACTGACGATGCTGGGGGAGACCGCCGACGTCATCGCCGACCGCCTCCACTGCTCGAGTCGGTTGGTGAAGCGGATCCGGGCCGAGGCGCTGACGGTGATGATCGTGCGCGCCGAGAAGGCCGAGACCCGGGTGCGCGCACTGGAGTCGACCCGCGCGCGGGCCGGGCACCTGACCGCGGTGCGGGACTCCGAACTCGCCGCCGAGAACGCCCGGCTTCGCAAGCAGGTCGACCAGCTCGTTACCACCGTCGGCCGGCTGCGGGCACACCTGCGGGACGCCCAGGCGCAGCGCCCGCTGATCGTGCGGTTCTACCGCAAGAAGTCGCTGGGCCCACGTCAGGCCGAGGCCGCGATGGACCCACTGTTCCCTGAGATCCCCACCAACTGAAAGGCCTCAGCGCCGTGAAGCATCTCGCCACCTACACAGCTGCGACCCTCACCAGCATCGCCGGCATCACCACCGCCATCTTCCTCCTCGCAAGCTGGTGCACCGACGCCATCGAAGACCTCGAACGCCACGCAGAACGCTGCGGACACTAGTGCACCCCAACCCATTACGGTCCCTCGCACGAGCCACCCACCAGGCACTCCACACCCTCGCCCGGTGGGTGGCCCACCCCACCCGCGTCGAGGAGGCCCTCTGAATCGTCCCTGGTTTCATTGAGGGTGAGCCAGATATCCCGGAAGGATCACCCCAGACTCATCATGGCGAACTACAAGTACCCTCAGGAACTCCGTGAGCGAGCGACCCGACTCGCCGTCGAAGCCCGCCGCGACCCCGACACCCGCACCGGCGCCATCAACCGGATTGCCGAGCAGACCGGTGTCCACAAGGAAGCCCTGCGGACCTGGGTGCGCAAAGCCGAAGACGACGAGCTCCCCACCGAGCCCGTCGACGCCGAAGCGCGCATCCGCCGACTGGAGAAGGAGAACCGCGAACTACGGCAGTCGATGGAGATATTACGTTCTGCCACAGCTTTTTTCGCGAAGGCGGAGTTCGACCGCCGACTGAAGTGATCGTCGCGTTCATCGACGAACACAAACACCGCTGGGGGATCGAACCGATCTGTCGTGTTCTGTCCGAGAACACCGAGGTCAAGATCGCCCCGGGCACCTACTACGCCTTCATAGGCCGCGAACCCAGCGTCAGAGCGCGCCGCGACGCCGTCCTCAAAGAGCACATCATGCGCATCCACACCCACCCACGGATGCGGGTCTACGGAATCCGCAAGATCCACGCCCAACTGGTCCGGGAGGGCCACGAGGTGGCCCGCTGCACCATCGAGCGACTCTGCCGCGAACTCGGTGTCCGCGGCACCGTCCGCGGGAAATGGCCCCGGACGACGAAGCCGGCACCGGAAACCGACAGGCCCCAGGACCTCGTCGAACGGGACTTCACGGCCACCGCGCCGAACGAGCTGTGGGTGGCCGATCTGACGTATGTGCGCACGCAGTCCGGGTGGGTCTATGTCGCGTTCGTCCTCGATGTGTTCTCCCGCATGATCGTCGGGTGGCAGACCTCGACGCGGATGTACACCGATCTGGCACTCGACGCCTTGAAGATGGGTCTGTGGGCACGGTGCCGTGCAGGCCGCGACGTCACCGGACTGGTCCATCACAGCGATCGCGGCGTGCAATACCGAGCGCTGCGCTACGCCCAGGCCCTGGACGAGGCCGCCGCGGTCGCCTCGGTCGGATCGAAAGGCGATTCGTTCGACAATGCGATGGCCGAGGCGCTGAACTCGCTGTACAAGGCCGAGTTGATCTTCCTCGACGGTCCCTGGGCCGGCCGGGAGGATGTCGAGGCTGCCACGGCGCAGTGGGTGCATTGGTTCAATACCGAACGGGTCCACGGCATGCTCGACTATCGCACCCCGGCCGAGGTCGAGGCCGCCTATTACGCACAACCGCCGGCCGCCTCTGCGGCCTGAGAATTGAACACACGCTCAGCCTCAACAAAACTCGGGACTTGACACTCCGTGTCGCCAGCCCCTGAACCCCCACTCGTCGAACGCCTCGAAACCGGCATCGCCGCCACCGTCCACCAACTCGACGCCGTCCTCGCCGACAACCACCGCCTCACCGACCGAGTCGAAGTCCTCGAACGCGACCTCCAGCACTGGCGCTGTGCCGCCCTCCGCGCACAGCACGACCTCGCCCAGCACCAACTCCGCTGCCCGATCGAAGGAACCCACCCATGACCACCACCACCTACACCTATTGCCCAGGCAGCCGCCAACACACCACCACCCCCGGCCACCGCTGCCTCTGCCAACGCCCCGCCGGCCACCAGATCGACCACACCGCACACCGCTGCCTGTGCGGCTTCCAATGGGCGGTCACCCGATGAGCAACCTCCACACCGACCCGCACGCCACCGCCACCCGCCTCGCCGCGCAACTCGAACAGACCGAGGCCACCGTCGAACGCCTCGCCGGCAAACTCGCCGCCGAAGAATTCCGCTGCCACGGCTGGCAATCCCGCGCCCTCGCCGACGAAGCCCACGTTGATCGACGTCCGCGCCGACCTCGCCGCCGCCCTCACCCAGGTGCTCCGCCTGACGGCGCTCGTCGACTAAGCCTCGCTGCCGACAAGCCGTGGGGGTGACAACCGTAGCGCAACCTCCGCCGTGACCTGGTTCCTCCGCCACGGGGCAACAGCGACAGTGCTGTTTGGTCACCTGCTCTTCCTATACGCCGCACTCGCTCAAGTGGGCGGCGCCTGAATGATGATCACCGCACCCCTGTCGGCTGTAGAGTCCGCATATGGTTACGGTTCCTCCCTCGATGCATGAAATTGCCCAACTGTGTTTGCACGCCGCACTTCACATTAATCAGATCGCGCGACAGTGTCCTGCGACGCCTACGGCGGACATCGCATCATTCGACAGCACGTGGGGTGACGCCGATGTGCAGGACCCGCTGATGACTTCCCACCGATTCGTGTCAATGTACCTGGCGGGTGCAGGAGATCTCCTATATGGGATCGGAAAAGTGATCGAGATGGAGGATCATTTGGTCTTGTCTCCGTCAGCACTTTCTCGATCGGTGCTTGAGTACGCGAGTCGCGCTTGGTGGTTAGCATCATCGGCGAGTAGGGATGAGATGGTTGCAAGGATGGCGGCTCTTTTTCAGAGTGGATATCAAGAACTTACGATGGAATTCAATTCATTTCCTGGGGGAATCGAGCTTGGTAATTCGTTCTCTAGATGGCGATCGCGTCATGGCGGGTTGCCGAGACAAAAGTTGCCCAAAATGGCTAATCTAATCGAAGCAATGATCCCCGGAGATGGCGGCACGTTGTACGGCGGATTGTCGCAACGCGTGCATGGGAATGCAATTCAGGTCCTATTGAGTACCCAAAGCGCTAGCAAGGGGTCGAGCGCTCACGTGAGTGACGTTCGCAGTGATTCGCTATCGGCAGTGTATGCGGTGATACTGGCAGGGCGTTATGCGTGCGAGTTGTGGGATATCGATTCTGCTGACATAGAGTCGTGCGGTAAGCGTTACAACGAACTGAGAGCTGCGCATGTGGGTACTTAGAGTATGTCTCATTTGGCCAGTTTCTTGAAGCAGGTCAGCGCAGCAGCGAGTTGGAGAAAGGCAGCGAAGTGCTCACCGTGACGTTCGTAGCGCATCGTCAGCCGGCGGTAGCCGCTCAGCCACGCCAGGGTGCGTTCGATCTTCCACCGGTACCGCCCGAGACGCTCGCTGCTGTCGACGCCACGGCGAGCGATCCGCGGGACGATGCCCCGCTGACGCAGCCACCGACGGTGCACGGGGTAGTCGTAGCCCTTGTCCGCCCGCAACCGGCCGGGTCGCCGGCGCCGCGGACCACGACGCGACCGGACCGCCGGGATCGCGGCCACCATGGGCTGCAGCATGACACTGTCGTGGGTGTTCGCCGAGGTCACCGCGGTGACGAGTGGGATCCCGTCGGCGTCGGTGAGGATGTGGATCTTCGAGCCGTTCTTGCCCCGGTCGACCGGGCTGGGACCGGTCAGAGAGCCCCCCTTTTCGCCCGGACGTGCGCGGCGTCCAGGATCGCCGCGGACCAGTCCAGGTCCCCGCCGGCGCCGAGTCGGTCGAGGATTTGGCGGTGCAGCTCGTCGAACACCCCGGCCTTTGCCCAGGCCGCGAAGCGGCGGTGCGCGGTCGGGACGCTGACCCCGAACGACGGTGGCAGGTGCCGCCAGGCGCAGCCACTGGTGAGCACGTAGACGACGGCGGTGAACACCGCCCGATCATCGAGCGCCGCCCGGCCGCCGCCCTGCGGCCTCGGCGAGAACCGAGGCAGCAGCGGTTCGACGATCTCCCACAACGCATCCGGCACCAACCGAGTAGACAACGCATCGACCACGCCATGCATCATGCCGTACACAGGATCCGACCCATACAAGACACGCTCTTAAGGGCTAACGTCCACGTTTGGGCGCTGTCAAATTGGTGCACTCTTGATTGTGCCTGAACCCGGCGGTCAACTGTCATCCGCATTGGGGGTCTGGATTTCGGCCGGTCGAACTACATTGTGTACCGGCGACCAGACGGTGGGATCAAGGTCGGATAGGTCCTGAGGGATCCCATCGCTTTCCTCAGCGGTGTACACGGTGCCCTTCTGCCGGAAGGTTGTATCCGTAACGACCACCGCACGCTCGAAGGCGGCAGGAGCGAGACTGAGTAGACCCTCGGTGTGCAACAACTCCACAAGCCCAAGCGTGAGCTCAACGCAAGAACAAATCCTCGATACGACGCCTGCCGCAGCTCGGTAGCGTTCATCGATCCCGATTCGAGCCAGTGTTGGCGGCAATTGGTCGGCATGGACGAGATCAGCGTATAGCCAAGCGAACATGATCGACCGATCAGAAGCGAGCCCATCTTGGGTGATAACCATGTACGCCTGCGCTACATCGTTTCGCTCCGCCATCCGATCCCATAGATCCCGCCACCAGTCGATCGGTTCTGAATAATTGTGTAGGGCAATGGAAGGTACGAGGGAGGCAATCGAATCCAGAACCTTCTTATAATGGACGCTTTCACTCGCAAGGAGCAGCGGCCGTAAGCGAGCTGCAAGAGACTCCATCGCTTCCTCGGGCGGAACATCCTGGCGCCATTCATGTGAGTATTCGCCGGTCGTTGGATCCTTGGTCACCGTGATGGTGTGCTTGCCGTCAAACAGGTCCTGCATCAGATCCCGGTGGTCACGGACTAGCGAGTGCTGCGTGATCCGTCGCGCTCGGAGCACGAACGCCTCTAACGTTTGCTGGGGTGTCAGAGTGGATTGTCGTAGGTTGCGCGCCACAATTACCTCGGAGATCGACGGACAGGACGATCGAACGTTACTGCGACCTTCCGACAGGTCGATACAGTGCACCGCATACTGCCATCCTCTCCGGTCGCAATAGGAAATCGCGATCTGTGGGTGAGGGTAATGACTGTCGATCCAGGCCGTGCCAGAGCGTTGATCGACGCGCACACCCACGGCTGGAACGACGAACAACGCGCCGCCCTCCTCACCCGACTCCGCCAAGAAGCCACCCGCCGCGACATCGCCCGCATTCACCACACCGCCGGCGCCCTCGCCCACCACTGCGACCCCCAAACCGTCCAAACCCCCGCGCTCGACGTCATCGACGCCGCCCTCGAACAGGCCCTGTCGACCCCGAATGCGCGCGTGGTGATCTCCGTACCACCGCAGGAAGGCAAATCCACCCGGGTCTCGGTGTGGGGCACCATCCGCGCCCTCGTCCAAGACCCGGACCGGCGCATTGTCCTCGCCTCCTACTCGGATGCCCTGGCGCGCACCCACGCCCGCACCGCCCGGAACATGGTCCGCGACCACGGCTCCGACGCCCACGACCCCCTCACCGGCCTACCCCTCCCCGACAAACTCGGCATCGCCCTCGCCGAAGACAAGTCCGCGGCCGGCAACTGGAAACTCCGCGGCCACCGCGGCGGCCTCTACTCCTGCGGCGTCGGCGGCTCCATGACCGGCCAACCCGCCGACATGGTCATCATCGACGACCCCCTCAAGGACATGCAGGCCGCCGACTCCGCGTTGGAGCGGCAGAAGGTCATCGACTGGTGGGAAGCCGTCGTCCAGACCCGCCTCGCCCCCGGCGCCCCCGTGATCATCGTGCAGACCCGCTGGCACGAGGAGGACCTCGCCGGCCACGTCCTCACCCAGGACGAACCCCTCCCGGAGGCAGAGCGCAGGTGGCGGCTGGTGAACATCCCCGCCATCTCCGAGGCCGGGGTGCCGGACGCGTTGGGCCGACCACCGGGGGTGGCGATGGTGTCCGCCCGCGGCCGCACCCAGGCCGACTTCGAACGCACCAAGGACGCCGTCGGCCCCCGCGTCTGGTCCGCCCTCTACCAAGGAGCCCCCACCCCATCCGGGGGTGGTCTGTTCTCGCAGGAGTGGTTCGACCGCTACCGCATCCCCACCGTCGACGCCGCGGTCGTGCGGATCGTGTCGATCGACCCGGCCGAGACCGGACGCCGCGACGAAGCCGGACTGATCGCCGCGGCCGCGACCGCCGACGGCCGGGTCGTGTGGACCGACGACTGGTCCGGCCGCATGCAGTCCGACCAGTGGGCCCGCCGCGCCATCCTCCTCGCCCTGTCGACGGGGGCGACGGAGCTGCTGTTCGAGGCGTACACCACCGAGCAAACCTACGAGCGGGTCCTCAAGCAGGCGTGGCGCGACATCCGCGACCAGGCCCGCCTGCTCCGCACCCACGGCGCCGACGTAGCCGCGACGGTGCTGGCGGCCGCGGAGGACGGACCCGCCACCCCCGCCGACGCCGCGGTCCTGCTCGCCGAGCTGGACGGCATCACCGTCCCCGACCAGACCGACATGCCGCTGCGCATCCACCCCGGACGCTGGAAAGGCGACAAGATCGCCCGCGCCACCGGCGCCCGCCAAGCCGCCTCCACAGGCCGCCTGCGCATCGCCGGCACCCTGCCCGTCCTCGAGAAGCAGGCCGTGCACTGGCAGCAAGGCCAACACTCCCCGGACCGGATGGACGCCGCGGTCAACGCCTACAACCGACTGTGCGAGCTGATCGGCGCCGAAACCGTCATCGCCTCCCCGACGTCGGTGGCGCAACGCGCCGCCGCCAGCGGCGCGGGGCGGGCGCGGCGTGGGGGAGCAGCCGCACTCCTCGGCCGGACACTCCCCACGAGCGGCCGGGCTTGACGGGCACACCCCGCGCCTACCGTCCCGGAAGCCATGGGCACCCTCATCCTCGGCGTGACGGTCCTGATCCTGCTCGGGATCTGCCTCTACGCCGTCAGCCTCCCACCCGAAGACTGACCCGGTCGGGCACCCCCGATTCCTATGGTGCCCGCCATGGCCGCCGTCTGGATCGTCGCGCTCCTCACCCTCGCCGCAGCACGCCTCACCCGCGTCCTGACCACCGACAAGATCGGCGAACCCTACCGAGCCTTCATCGTCCGACGCTTCGGCCCGGAATCCCTCGCCGCGTACTTCGCGCACTGCGCCTGGTGCACCGGCATGTGGATCGCCGCCCTCGCCACCCCCCTCACCTGGTGGGCCGCCGGCCTACGCCACCACCTCCCCCTCAACGGAGGGTGGGCCGTCCCCGCCCTGACCCTCACCGTCTCGTACCTCATCGGTGTTCTCGCACGAGCAGATTCGGAGTAGCCGGTGGCCCGCATCACCCGACGCCGCATCACCCCCACCCAGCCCGCCGACACCGCACCGGTGCCGGCGTCACTGGTCGCTGCCGCCACCCCCGTCAACCTCTCGAAGAAACCCAAGATCGGGACCAAGAGCGCAGGCGGCTGGCAATCCGAAGCGTGGGACATGTTCGACCAGGTCGGCGAACTGAAGTTCGTCACCCGCTGGCTCGGCAACAGCCTCTCCCGCTGCAGCATCGTCGCCTCCGACGTCGACCCCGTCACCGGCAAACCCATCGGACAGACCGACGACCAGGCCGCGATCGAACTCGCCCGCGACATCGCCGGCGGCCCCGCCGGACAAGCCGCCCTCCTCGGCCGCCTCGCCACCTTCCTCACCGTCCCCGGCGAAGGCTGGATCGCGATCATCCACCGCACCAACCCCGACGGCACCGTCCTCGAGGAATGGCACGTCCTCTCCGCCGACGAGATCACCACCAAAGGCAAGGTCGTCGAGCTCACCCTCGAGGACAACACCAAGTACCTCATGAACCCGGACATGGACACCCTCACCCGGATCCACGTCCCGCACCCCCGCAAGGCCCACGAAGCCGACTCCCTCGTCCGCGGTGCGTTGCCGATCCTGCGGCGCATCGTGCTGATCTCCCAGTCGATCTCCGCCACCGCCAAGTCCCGCCTCGCCGGCAGCGGCATCCTCGTGCTGCCGCAGGAGATCTCCATGCCGGTCGCGCAACCCCCGACCGGCACCCCCGACCCCGACGCCCCCAACCTCCCCACACCGCCCGCTCCGGTCACCCAGACGGTCGACGCGAACGATGTCGTCGAGCAGCTCGTCGAGGTCGCCGGCACCGCGATCTCCGACCCCGGCTCCGCCGCCGCCCTCGTCCCGCTGGTGATGCAGGCCAAGGGTGAACACATCAAGGACATCAAGCACCTCGAGTTCGGCCACGACCTCGCCGAAACCCAACTCAAGGTCGAGGAGGCCGGCATCCGCCGCCTGTCCCTCGAACTCGACATCCCCCAAGAGGTGCTGCTCGGCTACGCCGACTCCAACCACTGGTCCGCCTGGGCCTCGGAAGAATCCTCGGTGCGCAACCACATCGCGCCGCTGCTCACCGTCATCTGCGACGCCCTCACCGACGGCATCTTCCGGCCGCTGCTCAAAGCCTCCGGGCATCCGGATCCGGAGCGGGTGACGCTGTGGTTCGACACCAGCGCACTGACCGCCCGGCCGGATCGCAGTGGCGACGCCAAGGACGCCCACGGTGCCGGCGCGATCAGCAGCGAGGCCTACCGGCGTGAGATCGGGTTCGACGAGGACGACGCCTACGACATGACCACCGACGAGGGTCGGCAGCAGTGGGCGTGGGATCTGCTCGGCCGCCACCCGGAGCTGATCGATAAGATCGGCCACCTCGTCGGCCTCAACCCGCCCCCGCGCCGGGGGTGCCCGCGGGCGGCGGCCCGGCGCCTGGGGTCGAAGCGGTGCCGCCGGTGCCCGCCATCCCCGGCAGCCGCGGCACCGAACGCGACACAGCGCCGACCGCATCGGACACCGGGGCGGCGGCGCGGCTCATGGCGGACCTGTGCGTGCGCCGCGCGCTCGAGCTCGCCGGCAAACGCCTGCGCACTCGGGCCCTGCACACCCAGCTCGCCGACATCCCCATCGCCGAGACCTTCCGGCACGTCGACCCCGTCGACCGCGCGCGGGCCGCGGCCCTGATCGATGGGTGGGATGCCGCCGTCTACCCCTCGGACTTCGCCACCGCCCGGGTCGAGCCCGCCCGATTCCGGGCCGCGGTCGAGGCCGCCGCCATCCACGCCCTGTCCACCGGCGAGTACCGGGAGGCCACCGGTGTCTGAACAGCAGGCGATGGAGGCGGAGATCCGGGCGTGGGAGGAGCAGCTGCACGCCGCGGTGCTCGAGGCGCTGCGCCTGTGGCTGCCTATCGTCCGCGCCGCCGTCCTGCACGAACCCACCGCGCTGGTGGCGGCGGGGGAGCAGGACCCCACCCAGCCCCCACCCCCGGCTGAGCAGCCGGTGGGGCAGGTGCCACCCCCGGACCCGGCCGCGGTCGTCGAGACCGAACCGATCTGGGGCAACCTCCTCGCCGCCTATCTGCTCGTGCAGATCGCCGAACTGTGGAACGCGCGGCTGCCGCGGATCTGGCGTCGCCGCGGCCGCCGTTTCCGCCGCACCCATTCGACCCGGCCCCGCACCCGCACGGTGGTGCTGCTGCCCGGTGGTCGTCGCGTCGAACTCCCCCCGAACATCCCCGCCCCCGCCGCCGCACCGGCGCTCGTACCGACCGGGCCGGCGCCACAACCCGCGCCGCCCGGTGGTTCCCGCGCGGGCGGACCCATGCGCGTCCCCGAACCGGCACGGCCGCGCCCCGCCGAAACCCGACCGGCGCCGTCCACCCCGCGCGGTGGTGGCACCGTCCGCGTCGACCGCACCCCGCCGACAGCGCCCGGCAGCATCGACCGGGACCCACCCACCACCGACCCCGGCGACGACGGCGACCACGGTGGGGACGAGCCGATCATCCTGTTCGACCCGGACAACCGCGCCCGCCAACGCGCCCACCTCGACACCGTCGCCAACCGCACCTCCAATCTGCCCGACGACGTGTTCCGCGCCATCACCCTCGAAATCGACCGCGGCATCGCCAACGGCGAATCCCCCACGGACATGCGTGACCGCATCGGCGCGTTCCTCGACATCGAATCCGAGGGCGGCTTCGAACGATGGAACCGCCGCGCCCTGCGCATCGCCCGCACCGAATCGACCGACGCGTACAACGCGGCTGCGATGGATGCCGCCCTCGACGAAGAGCAGCTGTTCGGCGACCCGCTGGAGAAGGTGTGGCTGGCCACCGCCGACGACCGCACCCGCCCCTGGCACCTCGCCGTCGACGGGCAACGCCGGCCCCTGCGCCGGGACTTCCGCGTCGGCGGCGAAGACCTGGCGCACCCAGGCCGCGGCTCCGCCCGCAACCGCGTCAACTGCCGCTGCTCGATGATGATCGTCCCCGCCGCCGACCCCCTGCCGGACGAATCCGACCGGCAGACCGAACGCGAACGCTCCGACGGCACCCGGCGCGACCCCCACGAAGTCATCCGCCGGCGCCGCGAACAAGAAGGCATCGTCCGAGACCGCGACCGCGACAACGGGTTGTCGGCATCCGCAGCACGAGAGGGAAACAGCATGCGACAGCAGTGGTCCGCGATCCTCGCCCCCATCGGCACCCCCACCGCCGACGACCGGATCTTCGCCCCCGACGGCGACTACACCTGGCGGCCCTTCCCGCGGCCGCTGTGGTTCCAGCACGCCCTCGACAACGGACACATGACCGCCGTCATCGTCGGCCGCATCCTCTCCGCCTCGGTCGCCGACGGGGTGATCGTCGGACACGGCGAGTTCTTCAACGCCGACACCGACGAGAACCAGGACGCCGTGCGCACCGCCGTGCAGCTCGTGGCCGACGGGGTCATCGCCCCCAGCCTGGACATGGCCGAGATGGAATGGTCCATCACCGACCGCGACGGCCAACCCATTCCCGACCAGGTGCTGCGCTCCGCCGCCGAACAAGGCCTCGAAATCCCCACCTTGTTCACCATCCGCGCCACCACCTTCCACGGCGCCACCCTCGTCGGAAAACCCGCATTTGCCGAATCGAAGATCTGGCTCACCGATCCCGCCGACGGGGACCTGATCGTCGACGGGGGACCAGCCGAGCTGCTCGCCTCCGCCGCCGGCCCGCAGTGGCTGCCCGACGCCGCCGCGTTCGACGACCCGGTCCTGACCGAGCTGACCCCGCTCACCGTCACCCCGGACGGACGGGTGTTCGGGCACCTCGCCGGGTTCAACACCTGCCACCTCGCCGTCCGCGACGCCTGCATCCTGCCGCCCCGCTCCCGCACCGAGTACGCGTTCTTCCACGTCTCCGAGGTCGACACCACCGCCGGCGCGTTGCCGGTCGGCAAGCTCACCGTCGGCGGCGGCCACGCCCACACCCGCGCCGGCGTGCAGGCCGCGCTCGCGCACTACGACAACTGCGGCGCCGCCTGGGCGTACGTCCGCGCCGGCGAAGACGAATTCGGCATCTGGGTCGCCGGGGTCGTGCACCCCGACGCCACCGAAGCGCAGATCCGCGAAGGCGCCTCCTCCCCCCTGTCCGGGGATTGGCGCAAGGTCGGCGGCAACCTCGAGCTCGTCGCCGCCCTGTCGGTGAACACACCCGGCTTCCCGATCGTGCGCGGGGTGCGGGACGAGACCGGCCGGGAGGTCGCGCTCGTCGCCGCCGGCGCCCTCCCCGTCCCCGAACCGGAGACGCGGGTGGGGGAGTTGTCGGTCGAGCAGATCGCCGAGCAGGCCGCTGTCACCGCGGTGCGTGAGTATCGCGCCAGCGAGCAACGCAGCAGCACGGCAGCAGGATTGGCCCAGCGCCTCGGAGCCGATCGTGCCTCGCGCGCAGCAGCATTGGCCGCTCGCCTCACCCCGACGAAGGAGTAACCGTGAGCCACGCCGACCCCCGCAGCACCGCGGACATCGACCACCGCTTCCGCTTCCACCCCGCCAGCACCCCCGACCGTGCCGCCGAGCACGAGAAGGTCCGCGAGGGCTGCAAGGCCCTGGCCCACTTCCTCGACGAGCTGCTGCCCGGTGGGCGGGAGAAGTCGCTGGCGCTGACCAATCTCGAGCAGACGATGATGTGGGCCAACGCCGCCATCGCCCGCCAGACCCAGGCCGGCGCCTGATGCCCGACTCTGCAGTCACCGTGTACTCGTCACCGGGGTGCATGCCGTGCCGCGCCACCAAACGCCACCTCGACCGCCTCGGCGTCCCCTACACCGACGTCGACGTCACCGTCGACCCAGCCGCCGCACAGACGCTGCGCAACATGGGGTATTCGGCGACACCGGTGGTGACGGTGCAGTTGCCGGACGGGCTCGATCACTGGTCCGGGTACAAGGACGAGCGGTGCAACGCCCTCGCGTACCTCGCTGCTGAGGGGGTCGTGTCGTGATCCGCGCGCTCGTGTGGTTCGGCATCGACACCGCCCAAGCCCTGCTCGACCTGCTCAAGATCGCCGTCGCCGAATAACCACCCCCAGGGGAGGAACGACATGGCACTGCGCTGGTGGATCCGCTTCCTCCTCGTCCACATCGCTCACCTCACCCGATAGGAGCACTCGTCATGGGATGCGGCTGCCGCAAGAACGCCAACGTCAAGTACGAACTCACTACCCCCACCGGAGAGAAGCGGATCTACCTGTCCGAGACCGAAGCCCGCGCCGCCCGCACCGGCTTCGGCGGCGGCACCATCCGCCTCCTCACCGAATGACCAGCGGCGCTGCCCGGGTGGGTCAAAGCGCAGCGGGTGACCCGACAAGAATCTGCGCAAAGGCCGCTTGGCCGGTTCACGCCCGTGCCTTCCCGGCTGCAGCAGCGCGCCCTGCCCGACCCGAGTAGCGTCGCTCCCTTGGAGCCCCGAACCCACCCCCCATCCGGTTCGGGGCTCCACCATTTGCACCCCCATGTCCTACCGTCCGCGCCCATAGAGACGCCGTCTGGCTGCGGGCCGGGATCTCTCACGACCACACGACCGCCTGTCGAGTCCTGAGAGGGGACCGCGATCATGGACTTCACCCTGCCCGACACGCTGCCCACCAGCCACGCCGAGCTCACCGACCTCGCCGCCCAGGCCCGCAGCGCCTTCTCCGCGCTCTACGACGCCCACGGCGCGAACCCCACCGCCGAGCAGCTCACCGACCTGACCACCCTCGCCGAGGCCGTCGAGACCGTGGAGACCGCCGCCGCGCAGGTGCAGCAGGACGAATCCGAGCGTGTCGCCGCCGCCGCAGATCTCGCCGCCCGACTCGCACCCGCCCCCGAACCGGACGCCGCACCCGAGCCGGAACCTGCACCGGTCGAGCCCACCACCGAGCAGACCCAGCCCGCCACCCAGCCGGCCGCCGAGACCACCGCGGACCCGGCCCCCGCCGAATCCACCACCCCTGCTCCCGCCGAGGAGGCCCTCGTGGCTGCCGCCAACACCCCGCAGCGTCGCTCCTTCGCCGGAGCCGGAGCCGCCGCCGGCCACAACCCCGCCGACGTCGCCCCCCAGCCGAGCCGCGAACTCGGGTTCCGCATGAACCCCAACGCCCCGCTCCACCAGGACGGCCTCGTCGACATCGCCACCGTCGCCCGCAGCATCGACCAGATGTCCGGCAGCTTCCGCTCCGGCGGCGGCATCGCCAAGGCCCACCTCGACGGCGCCATCGGCATGACCTTCGCCTCCATCTCCCGCGAGATCCCCGACGAACTGCGCGCCACCGAGCAGAACATCGAGGACGTCCTCTCCCACGCCGCCGACGAAACCCGCCTCGACGGCGGCTCCCTCCTCGCCGGCGCCGGCTGGTCCGCCATCAGCGAGGTCATCTACGACTACCTCGACGTCGACGACGCCGCCGACCTGCTCGACCTGCCGGAGATCGGGGTCGCCCGCGGCGGCGTGAAGTTCCCCGTCGAACCGGACTTCTCCGCGGTGTACGCCGAAGCCATCGGCGCCTCCACCGTCGGCTTCGACCAGACCGAGGCGCAGAACATCGCCGACGCCACCAAGCCCTTCTACACCGTCCCCGCCTCCACCTTCGCCGAGCTGCGACTCGACGCGATCGGCCTGGCCATCCGCACCGGCATCCTCCAGGCCAAGGGCCACCCCGAGGAGGTCGAGAAGTACATCAAGCTCGCCCTCAAGGCCCACGCCCACCGCGTGTCGAAGTACTCGATCAACAAGGTCGTCGCCGGATCCGGTGCCGCACGGGTCATCCCCACCACCGGCACCCTCGGCGCCGCACCCGCCCTGCTGAACTCGGCAGAGCTCGCCATCGAGGACGTGCGCAGCAAGCACCGCATCCCGTCCTCGACCACCGTCGAGCTCGTCCTGCCGACGTGGGGCAAGCCCCTCGTCCGCGCGGACCTCGCCAACCGGGACGGTGTGCACCACGACCAGGTCGACGACGCCTACATCGACCGCTGCTTCGCGATCCGAAAGGCCCGCGTCCAGTGGGTCTCGGACTGGCAGACCTCCGCCACCGGGCTGCCCGGCGTGACCGGAGGCATCCTCGCGTTCCCGTCCACCATCCAGTTCGTGGCCTACCCGGCCGGCACCTGGGTCCGGGCCGTCGAGGACGTCATCGAGCTCGGCACCGTCCACGACAAGGCGTCGCTGGAGAAGAACCTGCAGACCGCCCTGTTCACCGAGGACGGCATCGGTGTCGCCAAGCGCGGTGTCGAGTCCCGCCTCTACACGGTGGCCACCCCGGTGTCCGGTGAGGTCGGTGCCCGCACCGTCCTGCCGCGCGTCTGATCCCTCCCACCCCCTCTGGGGCGGCAACCACCGACCTGGTTGCCGCCCCGGGGACGGGCCACCACACCTGAGATGGGAGGAACCCCGTGAGCTTTCCCGAACTGAACGTCGCCGGCACACCGGCGAACCCGCACACCGGCGGCCTATACTCTGCCGCCGCCCTCGTCGAGCACACCGACCCCGCCCGGCTGACCACCGGCGTCGCCGTCGACTGGGTCAATTCCGGACCGCACGGCGTGTTCACCGGTAGTTCCGACACCAAGGGCGGCGACCGTCCCGACGAAGACACCTTCGCGTCGATCGTGGTGTGGGCCGGCGACCAGGCCGTCATGGTCGGCTCGTCGCTGCAGCAGGCCTGGGACCGGGCCGAGCAGCTGCTGCGCATCACCGAATCCCTCGACGTCGAAACCCACCTCGCCACCGACCTCGCCGCGCTGGCGGCCCCCGCACCAGCCGATGGCACCGGCGGTCCGTTCGTCGACGTGCTCGGCGAGATCGAGCACGAGCTCGGCAAGACCGGCGTGGCCGGGGTGATCCACGCATCCCGCCGTCACGCCGCGCTCGCTGCGCACCTCGGCCTGGTCGTCGCCGGACCGATGGGCCGGTTGCTCACCCCGCTCGGGAACGTGTGGGCGTTCGGCGGCGGCTACGACGGGCTCGGCACCAAGGTGGTCGGCACCGGGCCGGTCACCGTCCACCGCGGCCCGATCACCCAGACCGAGGCCCGCGACCTCGAAACGAACGAACGCCTCGTCATCGCCGAACGCGAGGTCGTCGTCGCCTACGAGTTCACGCCCGTCGCCCGCACCATCACCGCGCCCACACCGTAGGAGCAACCATGTCCGACACCAGCATCCACACCGACGTGGTGGTGGAGGGGGACTGGGCCACCGTCACCGTCCTCCACCCGGCCGATCTGCCCGACGTCGCCGCCCGACTCCTCACCGCCTCCGACACCAGCGGCGGGGTCACCACCATCACCGGTGCCGCGATCGGGTTCCGCGCCCCGCTGGAGGTGGTCCGCGCTGCCGGCCTCGACACCGACGAGCCGGAGAAGCCGCGCAAGCGCAGCACCCGCAAGGCGGCACCCGCCACTTCTACCGTCACCCCCGACACCACCAGTGAGGAGACCCACCGATGACCGCATGGAACGTCGTCAAGGGAAAGCGACTGCGGGCCACGCGCACCGACGCGTGCGGGCTCCCACTCGCCGGCCCCAAAGCCCAGCTCGTGACCAAGGGCTTCGTCACCGTCAACCTCGAACCCGAATGGGAAGACGCCGAGGACCTGACCCAGAAGAACGCCGACGGTGAGATCGTCATCTCCGACCGCACCCCGCCGGAGATGAAGTGGATCAACACCTCCATCGAGTTCTGCAACGTCGACCCCGAGCTGATCAACATGCTCACCGACTACCCGCTCGTCCTGGACTGGGCGAACCTGCCCGTCGGTTACCGCATCACCGACAAGGTGAAGGTCGACGGCGCTGTCGCGCTCGAACTGTGGGCCGGCACCGCCGGTTCCGACTGCGAGGTCCCCACCTCCGACGACATCTTCGACAACGCCGGCAACCTCACCAGCTACGGGTACTTCCTGCTGCCCGCGGTCAAGGAAGCCACCCTGTCGGAGATCGAGATCGGCGCCAGCGTCGCCACCTTCACCCTCGAAGGCATCGCCGTGCAGGGACCGCGGTGGGGCAAGGGCCCGTACAACGTCGTCCCGGTCGACGCCTCGAACACCCCGGGCCGCCTGCTGGTCCCGATCGGCACGAAGCAGTTCCTGCACAAGCAGCTCACCACCGTCGCGCCGCCGGCGGTGACCGAGGGTGCGGTGACGCTGACGCTGCCGTCGCCGTACTTCACCGCCCCCACGGACGAAGTCCAGATCGTGACGATGTCCGGTGCGACCGGTGGCACGTTCACGCTGACGTTCGACGGGCAGACCACCGCGGGAATCGCGTACAACGCGGCCGCGTCGGCGGTGCAGTCCGCGCTCGAGGCGCTGTCGAACATCGGGGCCGGCGACGTCACGGTCACCGGCACGGCAGGTGGCCCGTACACGGTCACCTTCGCCGGCGCGCTGGCGGACATGAACGTGCCGCAGATGACCGCCAGCGGGGCGTCCCTCACGGGCACCAGCCCGACGGTCACCGTCACGACCAGCACGCAGGGCGGATAGCCCACAACACCGGACGACAGGCCGCCCCTGATCCGGGGCGGCCTGTCCACCAGGGGAGGACACGATCATGGCGGATCCGGTGTACGGGGAGTTCGTCACGCTCCGCGGTCTGATCTCGCTCGCGGGTTTGCAGCGCGGGCAGCTGAAGACGGTGGTGTGGAACAAGCAGAACGAGCAGCTGGTCGCGCTCGGCTACGCGGAGATCTACACCGGCACGGGTGCGCCGCCGCCGGCGTTGGATCCGTACGCGACGCGTGAGTGGGTGCAGTCGCAGCTCTCGGACGTCGAGGTGTCGGATGCGGATCTCGCGGCGACGGTGGCGGCCGCGTCGGCGACACGCACCGCGGTGGACGCCCGGGTGCGTGCGGTCGGAGATGCCACTTATGCCCCCCTCGGAGTGGCTGGCGGGAGTGCGATCAACCGCGTGGTGATCATTGGTCCTTCCCTCGAGGAACAGATCGGACAGGGTGCGTCGACCGTAGATCCGTCGTTCGCCACCCCGGCGCAGTCGGCGATGCGGGCCCGCGGCTGGTTCCACTGGTGCAACGCCGCCCTCGGCAACGCCCTGCACCTCGACTACAACGCCGGTGTCGGCGGCAACCGCTACGACCAGATGCTCGCCCGATTCGATGCCGACGTGATCGCCCACAACCCGCGGTTCGTGTTCATCGGCTCCGCGACCAACGACATTGGCGGCGGCCGCACCGTAGCGCAGATCACCGCCGACCTCGACGCGATGATCGACAAATGCCGGGCGAGCGGCGCGCAGGTGATCGTGATGACCATCCCGCCCCGCTCAACACACAACACCGTGTCGATGCGGGCGAAGGTCGCCGAGATCAACCGCTACATCTCTGCGCTGGCCGGTGTGCGCGACGGGGTGATCGCGGTCGACCTGTGGCGTCCGCTGGCCGACCCAGCAACCGGATACCCCGTGCCCGGCACCACCGCCGATGGCACCCACTACTCGGTCTCCGGGGCGGCGATCCTCGGATTCCACGTCGCCGAGAAGATCCGTCACCTGGTGACCGTGCGCCCCAGGCTGGTGTCGTACTCAACCGATCCCCGCAGGTTCATCGCCAACCCGGCGATGCTCGCCAACGGCACCGGCTGGACCGCCACCACAGGCGCGACCGCCGCCTTCGTGGCCGGCGACTACGGCAACACCGCGACGATCACCGTCACCGGCAACAGCTCCCTCACTGCGGTGCGCGGCATCGTCGCCGAGTCGGTCCGCGCGGACGGCTACTGGGAGCCGGGCGACACGCTACAAACGACGTGCCGGCTGCGCTGGTCCGACCTGGTCGCCCTAACCGGGGAGACCCCGTGCGCCCCGGTGCTGCGGATCGAACAGCAGAACGCCGGCGGCACTGTCCTGAAAACAGCGCACGCCCTGTACTCGACGAGCATCGAGTGGGCGACATGGCCTACTGGAAACACCGTGCCGCTGCCCACCCCGAAATCCGGGGACGTCGTGCTCACCACATGGCTTTCCACCGTGCACGTGGACTGCGCGAAGATCCGGCTGATCGTCGGCTGGCTGGGCGCCGCATCGGTCACCGTGAAGATCGATGACATGGCCCCGGTCAAGGATGCGGCAGCCACGGCAGACCATCCGTCGCCCGACCCGTACGTGCGCCAGGACCCCGGCGTCACCGGATACTCGAGTCGCTGGGTGGCAGCCGAACTGACCGGCGCGGACGGCACCGCGGTCGCATCCTGGACGGACACCGACACCCAGATTGCACTGACGCAGCCCACCGGCACCAAGCAGCCGACATTGCAGACCGTGGGCGGAGTGAAGGTCGTCCGGTTCGACGGTGTCGACGACGAACTGCGCAACACCGCCCTCACGGCGTACAACTCGATCGCGATTGTGTTCCGCATGGCGGATACAGCACCCACGGACACGTCGCCCGGCCTGTTCTCTTCGGCGGACGCGATGGGCGTGGCGCGTGGCACGAGCGCATCGCAATACCGTACGAACGTGTTCTTCGCCGGCACCGGACGTTCGGTGTCGCCGGGCACGGTCACGGCCCCGAACGGCGTCGGCCGATTCCTGGTGCTCCGCAACAACGACGGAGACGCCCGGATGGAGGTCAACGGTGTCGCGGTCACGAACACCACCGCGGCCACCGCGACGACTGTGACGTCGCTGCTGCTCGGTCAGCGCAACAACTCCTTCGGCAACATCGAGATCGTAGAGGTCATGGTGTTCCCGACCGGTCTGACCGACGCGCAGATGGCGACGCTGTACACGTACGCGAAGTCCCAGTACCCGGCGCTGTTCCCAGCGTGACCAATCAATATTGCCCCCACCCGCGGACGCGGGTGGGGGCAATATTGCTGCTTCTACACGCGGGCGGGCTCACGCTCGTCGGGTTGTTCCTCCGCGTCCCGTGATCGTGACGTCGCCTCCGACGCGACTGCTCCCATCATGAAGAACAGCAGGACCTGCCACTGCGTAATGGGCGAGGTGACGAGTAAGACCGGGATCTGACCGGCGAGTGCCACGGACGCTGGCCCGGCGGTCCGCTTGAGGCAGCGAAGGGATGCGATCAACACCGGCGCGAGGAGCAGCGCGGCGGCGATGATCCCGAAGTTGACGGCGAAGCGCAGCGGGGTGCTGTCGATGATCTGCACACCGTTGACCACCGGGCTCGCTTCCTGCCCGACGAATGTCAGCGCGGAAGACATCCAATGCAGGCTGTCGCGCACAAGCCCGTACTGATCGAGACGGGCGTTGCCGGAGCCGGCGACCTCTCCCGAGTAGACACCGGAGTACAGACCGGACATGACTGCATAGACCGCGCCGCCAACGACGACGGCGAGCGCGGTGTACCGCAGTCGAGTCTTGCCGTCCGAGGAGAACACCCACGCGGTGAGGACGAGGGTGAAGGCGAGGGCCAGCATAGGTCCGCGGCTCAGGGATACAAGGATGCCGGCAGCGAGCAACGCCTGGACGAGGACGACGTGCTTTCGGAGCTGGTGGGCGAATGGAATCGCCATCGCGAGAGCCGCCCCGTAGGCGATGCCGTGTCCGAAGGTGGCTTCCGAACGGGATACCCCGGCGCGTTCCTGGATCAGGTTCAAGGTGTGGTTCGCTGACGGCATCCACTCGGTGAACAGATGCATCCCGAAGAAGAACTCGATGACTCCCCATGCGGCAACAACGGCCATGATGATCACATAGGCCCTGGTCACCTTGACAGTGACGTTGCGCCCGAGCAGATAACCGAGCACCCAGAGGACGAGCAGGTCGCGTACGAAGACGATGCCGCGTAGTTCGCCGGTGAAGGACAGGAACAGCACCATCAAGGTGGCGAGTCCGATTGCGATGTCCATGCGGTTGATTCGGATCGGCTCGGGCCCGAACACGCGCGACAATCCGATGCCCAGCAGGATCGGTGCACCGAGTACCGCAGGTGGAAAGCCGATGCCGCCGACGTAGAAGGTGGTCCAGGAGGGAACGAACACCACGGTCAACAACCACAGGATCAGCGCCAGCTCGGGCTTCTTGTAGGCGAGCACGAGAATGCCCAGCGTGAGGATGCACGCGATGATGGCGAGCCCGTAGGTCGGGGTCAGGAATCCGATGATCAATGCTGTAGCGACGAGTGCCGCCCAGCTGAGGGCCTGCTTCATTGTTTCCCTTCGTGTGGCTGTGCGCCGATGAGTCGGGGCTGGGTGCGCTACAGCGCGGCGGCTGGCATCTTGGCCGGTACCGGGTCGAGGCGGGACCGCAGTCGCATCGCGGGTTTCTCGATCGCGAACCAGCTGGCCGCCGCTGCAAGCAAGGTTGGGACAGCAGCCAAGACAGCGAACGTCAAGGGGGATATGGCACCGAATTTGATGTAGAGCAACTGCTGGAACGGGAAGGCGTAGATGTACACGCCGTAGGAGATGTCGTTCTTCAGGACCAGGCGTTCACGTTGGATCAGTGCTCCGGTGGTGATAACGACGTACGCCCAGAACACCGCGCCCAGGAGCCGGTAGTCCGGCAGGAACATCGTGGCCGCGGTGACGATGAAGGCCGCTGCAGTGAGAGGCCAGGAGCAACGGATCGAGCCTTGGAACTGGTAGATCAGGGCGCCGGCGAGGAACATTATCGAGAACCGCGCGGCCGCCGCGGGGTGCCCACCGATGTCCGCGAGGGCCGTAACTGCGAGTAGTGCCCAGGAGGCAGCGAAGGCGATCGGCAGAGTCCAGCGGCGCTTGAGCAGGCCGGTGACCCCGAGTGCAAGCACGCCGAGGTAGCAGAGGACTTCCCAGCTGAGTGTCCACAGTGACCCGTTCCAGGTGCCGGGGTAGGGAACGCCGGTCGGAGTGCCGCCGACTCCGCGTTCGAAGATCCAGACCGCTGAGTTCGACAGCACGTACTTGATCGGTGCCGTGGAAAACAGGAGTCCGCGGCCGTCGCCTCCCTGCATCGCCACGCCGACGGGAGCGACGACGAAGCCGACGATGAGCAGACAGGCCCAGAAGGCTGGAAGGATCCGCAGCGCGCGAGCGACGAGATAACCGCGGACCTGGGGGCGTCGCATCCAGCTCGCAGTGATCAGGAACCCGGAGATCGCGAAGAACCCGTCGACCCAGACTTCGGCAACGAACTGTCGCAACGGATGGAATGCGATGTCGCGTCCGGTGAGCGGGAACGAATGCCACACGATAACCCCGAGGGCCATGGCGAGACGTATCGCGTTGAGCGCATTGAGGCGCGGGTCGAAGCGCTGCTGCAGCGTCAAGATTCCCCCCGGGAATAGTTGCCTGAACTAAGTCATCTTGCACTATGGCAACCGGTTCAGCATGTTACCGGTGGGTCAAGCTGTGCCGTCGCAATCGGTGGACGCCGTTGCCCGTCTTCTGGCCGGTCACCAGGTTGGATCCGGGTTGTTCCGCGAATGACGGAACAACCCGGATCCGAACGCGGCAAGGCCGCTTACTCCGATGGCGGCGGCCCGGTGTCAGGAGGCGCGCCATTGGGCACAACGGGCGCATGCTTTACGAGCGATGTCACATTGCTGGTGTCGCGGCTCCATCGGTTCCCCAGGTAGTCCGTGAAGTAGACGATCGCAGGCGGTGGCGTGTTGGAGTCGATCTTGTCGACCCATACGTAGAACTGTTGGCTCCAGGTACTCGACTGGCTCACCCGCAACTCGGAGCATCTGGCCAATCGAGACATCGGCCGGTTGCCGGCGATGTCATCGACAATGGGATAGCGGACGTAGATTTCTAGGTTGGAAATCGTGCCGCCAGTGTGATTGGTGATGGTACAGCTGACGTCCCGGTGATGATCTCCGGATAGGAGGCCGACCCAGGCAGATTCGATAGCGACCCCTATTGCATGCTCGCGTGCGAGCTGTTGCGCAGCGGCCAGTTCCTGGGCTTCGTCAAGTTTCCTCTCGGCTTCCTTGCGCGCTTGGACTTCCTTGTCGCGGTCCGCCCGTGCCTGTCGAGCCGTGATCACGGCCACGATTAGCGTTGCGGCCGCGACTATTGCGGATAGGGCACTGATGATGATCGTCGGCCAACTGGGGCCGTTCGTGAGGTAGACCTGAACGGTCTCCTGTTGTGCGTGGAGTGATATCACCGAGACAGTTTGCGGGAGGAGCCGATCTTGGTAGTCAGCGGTCAGGTATTTCCCCAGATTGAGGGTCGGGCCGTCACGTAATTCCTCACTACCGGCCGATGGCACCACCCGGTGAGGACCGATGAGAAACCCCGCCGGAGAGAGCTTGGGGGCAACTCCGGCGGGGCTTCGGCCGCCGGGCAGGGGGGTGCCGACGACTGTGAGGAATCCTACGGCTCCGACGCTCGAGCTGTGAAGTATCCGCCGGCGAAGTGCTCACCACCGGCCATATGCAAACCGCATGCATATCCGTCGCATACCGACACCTACCGCTACAAGGCAACGGCCCCGCCGGTGATCTCTGTGAAGAGCCGACCGACGGGGCCGGGCCGCCGGACGGGGGAGAACGACGGCCAAGATCAACTTTAGGCGGACAGCAATCGAGCTGTAGATCTCCCGCCCGTGATCGCTCACTACCGGCCGCTGCCTCCGTCAGCGAAACTTGACGAAAGTGTCGGAAAGTCGCTGACGCAGTGACGTGCCGTCTGCATCGCTCACCACCGAGACCTCGACGCGGGGGAAGAGTAATCATGGCAAGGCATTGTCGGAATCCACCGATACCCTTCCGCCCATGAGGATCGCGGTCTATGTGCTTCATACCCTGGCGCTCATCCTGCAACTTGCCGGTGCGGTTTTGGTTGTCCTTGACGTAAGGCAGTCCCAGCGCAACACGGCAGCGTTCAAGAACAGACTGGACGAAGCGGAAGAGATGAAACAGAACCACATCCAACTGCTGGCGGCCCAGAGCAGGCGGTCTATCCCTGGTCCGATAGGCGGCAGGATCAACCTGCCGACGATTCCTGTCCAGGCCCACGGGCTTCTCGCCGACCAGCTTGGCCCGAGCGGCGCAGCCGAACGCAAAGCTCTCACTCAGTTCGTGCAGGATCAGTTCGCTATCAGTAAGCGACGTCGTTGGTCCGGCGTAGGGCTCCTGTTCGCGGGCGCGATCATTGGATACACAGCCAACATGCTCTCGGTTTCGTAGCAGCCGAGCACCACCTATAGGTCGAAGATCAATACCCTGCGCCGGGGCGCGTGAGCACACGCGCTGCATGCCAGGTTTGTCCGCTACGGTGTCGCTCATGACGACGGAAGACACGACAACAGCGCAGGCCCACACCGGCTCCGGCACCCCGCCCGAATTGATGCAAACTGCCGATTGGTTCACAGCACCTGACTACACACTTCAACGAATCACTAATCTCGTTGATCGCGCTGGTCACGACTTGATGACGGTCAAGTTGCTGGTTCCTGGCGCCACGATTACCGGCACTGTCGCTCCAGCTGACAGCTTCTATGATTGGGTGGTCGAGCAGCAGACCAAGGGCACCGCAGAGTTCGATGATGGCGTCAGCGAGGAGACCGAACAGGTGCTGGACTTCCTTTTCGGCCAGCCAGCTGCCGAACTCAGAGCATTCCGGGAAGCCGACGAGCCGAGCCCTCCGGAGTTGGTTCGCTACATCCACCTTCGCGACGCGCAGGTCCGGATTGGCCAATCGCTCACCGACGTGGGATTCATCCGCGTCCTGCTCTCTCAAGTCAGCTCCTGGACAATTTAGCCCCCGCCTAATCGGCACGACGTTGTCGCCGCGCTCGGACGGTCCAGCCATCGCTCCGAGCGCGGCCATTGCGTCGGCGTGGTCTTCTTACAAGGGGTGCGAGTAGATGTAGCGCAGTCGTTTGAGTCACCGTGACCTCCTACCGTCGCGCGCATGATCCAGGTGGCAAGGCATTCGGGGGTGCACCGTGACGTGTGACTGGCCGGTCGACCGCACCTGCCTTCCGACCATCGCGGCCCTGCCCGACACGCCGACGCCGGAGCAGGTCGCCCAGTTCGAGGCAGACCACCTGCGGATGCAGGCCGCGGTCGACTCCGCCGTGACCGTGCTGTGGGCACTGACCGGCCGGCGCTTCGGTGTCTGCCCCGTCGTCGCCCGCCCCTGCCCACGCCGACCGGATCCGATCACCGGGTACTGGACACCCGGGATCGGGTTCATGCCCATCCTCGACGCCGGCGTGTGGCGCAACGTCGCCCTCACCGCCGGCACCTGCGACCCGTACGGGCCGAACGTCATCGACCTCCCCGGCCCCGTCCAGGAGATCACTACCGTCACCGTCGACGGTGTCGTCATCGCCCCGGATTCGTACGAGCTGCACGGCGACCGGTTGTACCGCGCGGGCGGCGAGCCGTGGCCGGGCCAGGATCTGTCGCTGCCACCCGGTGCCGCGGGGACCTGGTCGGCGGAATACTTGCGCGGCACCCCACCCCCGGCCGGGGCTGCGCACGCCGTCGGGCAGCTCGCGGTCGAGTTCTGGAACGCCTGCTCGGGTGGCAAGTGTCAACTGCCGCGGCGCGTCACCTCTATCAGCCGGCAGGGCGTGACCGTGCAGAAGGTCGACCCCACCGATCTGATCTCCGCCGGGCAGACCGGCATCCCCGAGGTCGATCTGTGGGTGTACGCCCTGAACCCGAACAAGCTCGCCGCGCCGCCGCGGGTCATCTCTCCGGATGCGAGGCCGCGATGAACTCCCACCAGCGGCTGCTGCGCCTGGTCGCGATCACCCTCGAGGAGCTGCGCGCCCAGTTCGTCGACGCGACCCCGCTCGGCGGCAAGACGAACGAGCCGATGTTCGCACCAGGGGCGTTCTACGCAGCCGACACCTACGACTACGACGGCTGCGCGGGACAACCGGTAGTGAACGTGGTGCGGATCTACCCGACCGCCGGCCGCGGCGGCGGACCGCTCGACGAAACCGCCACCAGCATGCCGTGCGGCACCGTGTGGGCGGCGATCCTGCAGATCGGCATCGTCCGCTGCACCTCCGTCATGGACGAACGCGGCAACGTCGGCAACCCCGCCGACATCCAGAAAGAAGCACTGGTCCTGCTCGACGACGCAGCCCGGTTGCGGGCGGTGTGGTGCAACGTGATCGCCCGCGCCGACGACGAGGACATCTCCTCCGCCGCGCTGGTGGACGCATTCGAACCGGAGGGCCCTGACGGCGGGCTGGTCGGTGGCCGGCAACCCGCCCGGTTCCAACTCGCATAGGAGGCATATCCATGGCGCAGGTGTTGATCAAGGGCAGGATCGCCACCGTCGAACTCGGCGTGGGGGAGGAGGCGGTGGTCGAGCACACCACCCGCATCGAGCAGCTTGCCGAGCTCGGCTACATCCGCATCATCGGGTCCATCGCCGGCACCCACAACCCACCGCCAGCGCCCGTCGACCTGTCACCGGGAGTGCAGGCGGCCGCCGACGGTGAGGACCCGGTCGACTCCGACGTCGAAGCATCCGCTGCCGAGAGTGCCGCGGCGGGCGGCGAGGTGCCGCCACGGTCGGGTCGAGGCTCCGGCCTGACCGCCTGGCAGCAGTTCCTCGACCATCAGGACATCACCTACCCGGCCGACGCGACCCGCGACGACCTCGTCGACCTGTGGGACACCCACCTCCAGGACCAGTCGTGACGCTCGAGGAGCAGATCACCGACTGCCTGCTCCGGCTCCGCCGCGCCCGCACCGAGCACACCCGCATGCTCGCCCGGGGCGCCGCCGCGGACCGGATCACCGAGGTCGCCGACGCCGTGACGCTCCTCGACGACCGGCTCGACACCCTGCTCTCCCGAGTCCCCCGCACACCGATCGAACAGGCGGTGCCGGCATGAGGATCCACCTCGACTACGACGGCGACTACAACCAGGACGACGCCGCGCTGCGCCAGTGGTTCGTGCGGGAGGTCGGCGCCAAGACCCAGCGCGCCACCCGCAACACCATGAACCTGGCCAAGACCAACGCCCCCGTCGACGTCGGCACCCTGCGCAACTCGCACCGGCAGGACCCGGTCCGGATCTCGGGCTGGATCATCGACTCCGCCGTGGCGGCGACGGCGCGGCACGCACTGTGGGTGCACGAGGGCACCGGCCCGCACCCCATCCGGCCGCGCACCAAGAAGGTGCTGTCGTGGAAGGGCCCCGGTGGCCGGGTATTCGCCCGCTCGGTGATGCACCCCGGCACGACGGCGCGACCGTGGCTGCTCAACGCTGCACGCGTAGCCGCTGGCGCGGAAGGGTTCTCGGTCACCGAAGCCTGACCCGGGGTCGTCACCTCGGGGTCGCATGATGCGCGCCATGACCACCACCCCTGAGAACGGCATCGAACTGGAACGTGAGCTCGCGAAGATCTCGGCCGAGCGTGAGGCCCTGGAGAAGCGCGAGGCCGAGCTCGCGGCCCGCACCGTCGGCGACACCCCGCCGGCCGACACCCACCCCGACCCCGACAGCGCGGACGACGGCGACGACGAGGAGGAGGCGCCGCCGTGGCCGCACGACACCGTCGAATTCGCCGGCGAAACCTGGGAAGTGCGCTACCCGACCACCGACGCCGCCCTCGTGTGGAACATGCAGGTGTCCAAGCACGCCCCGGCCTCTGTCCGCAACGACGCACCCATGGTGTTCCTGTCCAAGCACATGTCCGAGAAGTCCCTGGCCCGAATGCTCGAACGGCTCGCCGACCCGGACGACTCCGACTTCGGATTCGACAAGCTCGACCAGCTGCTCACCACCCTGTTCACCGGGGAGACCTCGCGCCCTACCCAGCCGTCGTAGCCCTCGCCCAGGCCACGACGGAACAGTGGCCCCGGCTACGCGCCCGCATGGTGCTCGCCGGGATCCACGACCCGCTGCGCATGCTCGGCTTCCACCAACTCCTCGACGTCGTCGAACAACTCATCCTCGAGACGATGACGCCAGAGGAGCGGCAGAAGTACATGCGACAGATGTACCCGCCGCCCCCGATGCCGGATCCGGACACCGAGACCCCACCCCCGGGGTGGAGCCGAGACGACGAGATGGCCGCGTTCACCGACGGGTGAACGCGGCACCCTCACCTCGTACCGTCCGCGGCCATGACGACCGTCGGCGAAGCGAAACTCAAACTCTCTGCTGACGGTTCGTCCCTGCCCGCCGAGGTGCGGGCCGCGGTCGCCGCCGCGATGCGCGGCATCAACGAGACCCTCAAGGTCGAGGTCGACGCCGACGTCACGCCGTTCGAATCGAAGATGGCGACGGTGCTGCGGCCCCGCGAGGTCGACGTCGATGTGGACGTCAACCGCACCGCGTTCGACAGCTTCCTGCGCGACATGGACCGCGCCGACAAGGACTTCGTCGTCCGCGTCGCGCTGCTCGGCGACACCAACGTCGGTGACCGATTCTCCGACCAGACCATCGGGGTCCGCCTCGATATCCAGAACGCGGGCGCGTTCAACACCCAGATGGCCACCCTCACCCGGCCGCGGCAGGTGGACATCAGCATGAACGTCGACCAGTCCCAGCTCGGGGCGTTGGCCGCGGTGCAGAACCGCACCGTCGACATCCGCGCCAACCTCACCAACGCAGGGCAGGTCGAGGCACAACTCGCCTATTTGACCAGGCCGCGGTCGGTGAACATCGGCGTCAACGTCAACCACTCACAGCTGCAGATGCTCACCCAGATGCTGAATTCGCTGACCAACCTCGGCGGGTCCCTCGGTGGCGGTGCGCTGTCCTCTGTCGGGTCGATGCTCGGCGGCATCGTCTCCGCCGCAACCTCCGCCGTCGGGGCGATCGCGATGGTCACGACTGCGGCATCCGCGGCGGCGGTCGCCGCCGGCGCCATTCCCATCGCGCTCACGGGTGCGCTCGGTGCCGTGTCAGCAGCGGCAGGCGCGATGGCGGCCGGCGTCACCGGCGGCATGGCAGCGGTGATGGCTTCGCTGTCCGTGATGTGGAACCCCGATCTCAAGGCCAAGATGGACTCGGCCTTCGAGGGCATCAAGGGCCACATGAAGGAGATCGCCAACCGGCTCGCCCCCGCGATGACCAGAATGTTCGATGCGCTGCACCCGGCATTCGATCGATTGGCCCCCTCACTCGAGCGGATCACCGACGGCGTGTCCGGTCTGATCGACCATCTGACCGTCAAGCTCCCGGAGATCGCGGATCAGCTCGGCCCTGCGCTGGAGAAGGCGTTCCAGGCCGGGGTTCCGCACCTGAAGAACCTGATCGACAACCTGCCGCGACTGACCGAGGCATTCGGCAACTTCATGTCGAAGTTCGGCGACCCGGCCGTGGTCGAAGCCGCGAACCGGGTCTGGCAGAAGCTACCCGGCATCCTCGAAAGCATCGGCGAAGCCATCCCCGCCGTCGCGCAGGGCTTCTCGGACCTGATGGGCTGGATCGACGCCGGCAACCTCGACCCGTTCATCCAAGGGTTCAAAGACCTGTGGGCGGAGCTGTCCTCGGCGGACTGGTCCGGAACCATCGACTCGATCGCCAACCTCGCCAACACATGGGGCGAGTTCATGTCCAGCATCGACGGACAGTCCGTCGCCGACGGCATCACCGCGGTCGCGACCGCGTTCGACGCTGTCCTCAACGCGGGCATGGCCGTGAAGAACACCCTGGACGGGATCTGGGACGTCATCTCCCCGAAGAACGTCATGGGCGAGATGCGCGAGATGGCGCACGCCATCCTCGGCATGCTCAAGGACACGTTCGGGAATCTGCCGTTCATCGGTGATGACATCTCCAAGGCCATCGACGGGGCCCTGCAGAAGCTCGGGCCGGTGAAGTTCAAGGCCACCCCGGAACTCGACAAGGTCGGTGTCGAGAAGCTCGAATCCATGCCGGGCCCGAAGATCAAGGTGGACGTCGAGCCGCAGTGGCATGGACTGACCACGAACAAGCCGCCGAAGGTCAAGGTGGACATCGAGACCGACAACCGCAAGATCCCGGTCGAGGTCGACGTCAAACCGTTCAAACTCGATATCCCGCCCAAGGCCAAGGTGATGGTCGACGTCGAGGCCACCCCCTTCAAACTCGACATCCCGCCGAAGACGAAGGTGATGGTCGACGTCGAGCAGACCGCCGGGTTCAAGCTCGACGTGCCGCCGAAGGTGAAGGTGATGGTCGAGCCGGACGGCTCCGGGTTCTTCAACTTCGCGCCGCCGCAACCGCCGCCGGTGAAAGTGAAGGTCCTCGCCGACACGGCCGGGCTCTCCGCCGACATCGATTCGAAGACCAAGGTCATGAAGACCGTGACGATCCCGATCGCCTACGGCCCGCTGCCCGCCGCGCCGCCGATCCCGACTCCGCCGACGGTGCCGGTTCCGCTGCAGTTCCAGGTGCCGCCGATGCCGGCGATCCCCTCGCCACCACCGGTGCAGGTCCAGGTCCACACCAACGCCGACGAGGTCGCCGGGAAGATCAACAGCATCCCGGGGTCGAAGGTCACCACCCACACCGTGTCGTCGAACGTGGGCGCGGTGATCGGGCAGATCGCGTCGATGCAGTCCGGCACCAGCTCGTTCCATTCGGTGTCGTCGAACGCAGGGGCGGTGGCGGCGCAGATCTCCTCGCTCAACGGCCGCAACACGAGCTCGACCCACACCATCCGGGTCGTCGAGACCGGCAGCGGTAAGCGGATGGAGGACGGCGGGTTCAACTTCCGCTCCTACGCCGCCGGGGGGATCACGGCGCTGGAGAAGTACGCGAACGGCAAGCTGCCGTCGGCGGCGACGATCATGCGGCCACGGCGCCGGCTGATCCAGTGGGCAGAACCCTCGACGAAGGGAGAGGCGTTCATCCCGCTGGCCCGCTCCAAGCGCGCCAGGTCGCTGGACATCTGGGAGCAGACCGGCCAGATGCTCGGGGCGTGGGATCAGGTGTACGCGTCGATGGCGGCGCGCGCTGCGGGGGCGCCGTCGCTGGCACCCTACGCGATGGCGGCGGCCGGACTGGGCAACGCAGGAGGAGTCGGAACCAACCGGACCGAGGTGCACGCGCCGATCACGATCCAGGCAGCGCCACAGCCGGCGACCACGGGGTGGGCAGTGCAGTCCGCGCTGACCTCCCGGCTGAGAGGGTAGAGGGAGATGGCGTACCGAGGCCTGTTGTTCTACGGCGACACGGAGCTGATCAACTCCCGCCGCACCGTCGCCCACATCCTCAACGGCGTGAGACCGCTGTCGCTGGAGGTCCGACACGACGACTCGTGGCCCCACACTGCGCGGTTACTCGCGCACGCGCCGTACGTGATGCCCGACGAAGCGCCATGGCACACCCCCGGCGATCCCGACTCGCTCGAGTTCGCCGGGGTGTGGCCGATGTCCGTCGACGGCCTCGACACCTCCACCTTGTCTCGAGAGATCGTCGAAGGGCTCGGCGACGGAGCCACCACGGGCGTGACCCGTTTCGGGTCGAAACAGATCACGATCACCGCGCTGCTGGTGGCGTCGTCCGCGGCCGGTGCGGAGTTCGGGTTGCGGTGGCTGACCGAACGGCTCGCCGACGCCTCGGATGTCGGAGCCGGGACGTCGTTGCGGTTTCTGTCCGCCGCCCCCGAACTCGATCCGGATCTGACCGGTGTGGCGACACGGGCAGCGATGGCCGGGCGGTGGCGGACGCTGTACCAGGTGGTGACCACGGCGCCGCCGACGGTGACCGGCCGGTTCGGATTCACCCGGGGGCAGGACACCCAGGCATCGGTGTTCGCGGTGTCGTGGACGATGACCGCGCTGATCCCGCACGTCTTTCACGACCCCGTCGTCGCGATCGCCGACTCGTCGTTGACCGGGATTTCGACGTCGACTCCGACCTGGACGGTCGCGGTGGATGGGGAATGCGACGGAGGCTGCACGGATACTGGTGCAGCAGTGCTGGTCGATCCGGAGGCTGCGGCGGCGGCGAGGGTGGTGCGGGAGTTGACGACCGTCGGTTCGTCGGGGGTGTGCGTCCCGCTCGAATCGAAACGGATCGCGCAGGCAGTGCCGGCGGACCCGGGCCGCGCGGCACGTCCGGATGTGGTGCGGGTGGCGGTGACGACTGGTGCGCAAGTGGCGCGGGGACTGCGGCTGCAGATCGTCCCGGGCACCGGCATCGAGGCGTGGGAACTGGCGGAGCGCTGCGGCGCGCTCACCGAGATCGGCATCTCCTACATTCCCGCCGGGTCGACCCTGACTCTCGACGGGGCGACCGGCACCGCATGGTGCGACACCCCCGAGGGCCGCATGGACGCGGCCGCGGTGGTGCGGGGAAGTGGTGGCGCGCCGTGGCGCTTCCCGCTGCTCGACGACATCGGCAGCTACGGCGTGTTGCTCGATACACCGGCGTCGCTGACCGAGTTGACGGTGGATGCGTGGACGATCGCGAGGGAGTCGTAGACGATGTCGGGGTTGCTCGGGGCTGCGTCGCAGCGCGTCACGTTGACCGACTACGCGGGGGTGCTGCTCGCCGAGATCCCGGCATCGGACACCGCCCGGGTGGAATGGACTCGCGAATCGCGGTCGGTGTCGGTGGCGTCGACTGCAGTCGTCGCCACCGACCAGGTGGCGCGGAATGTCGAGCCGTGGGTGCACCGGCTCAACGTCTGGCGCGGTGAGCAACTCGCGTGGACCGGTCCGGTGATCCGCACCGCGGCAGTCGGTACGAAGTTGACTGTGGCGGCAGCCGACCCCGGGGTGTGGTTCGAGCGCCGCAAGATCAAGCGCGGCCGACTGTTCTCGAATACCGATCTGTCGATCATCGCAGCGCAGATCATCGAGGACGCTTTCGAAGGCGACGACCCCGACCACATCGTCGACCGTATGATCGTCGCCCCTACCGGTGTCTTCAGCTCGGTGACCATCACCCCAAATACCCGATACGTCTCCGAGCAGCTCGCTGACCTCGCCGACCTCGGGTTGGTGTGGCAGTTTGTGGCCGGGGTGCTCATCGTGGGTCCGGCTGTCGAGCAGATCGAGCTCGCGTCCCCCCTGGGGGACGAGCACTTCTCCGAGCCGGTCACGGTGATCAAGGATGGGTCCAAGACGGCGACGTCGGTGACCGTGCTCGGCACCTCGTCGTCGGCGACGGTGGGGGTCGACCCCTCGGAGGATCCAGGGTTCGGTCGGATCGAGCGGATCGTCAAGGCGGACACCGCCGATTCGGTGCAGGCGTGCACGGTTGCGGCGTTGGACGAGTTGAACCGGTCGAAGGTCACCCCCCGGTCGGTCACTGTGTCGGACGCCGCGAGGTTGTCGTCGAGCGCGCCGGTGCAGCTCGGTGACCTGATGCCGGGGGTGCGGATCCCGATCGCGACCACCTCCACCGGTATCGACCTGGGGAGTGTGATGCGGCTGCAGACGGTGCGGGCGATCGCCCAGTCCGGTACCGAGTCGATCATGATCACCGTCGAGGACGCGCCGCCGCCGCGCAGCGAGATGGAGATCGCCGAGATCGCGCCGACCTCGTCGTCGCCCTACACGATCGTCACCTCCGGCGGCCCCATCGTGTGTCAGCAGGTGTGGGAGCCGACCGGTGGGTTCATCGGTGCATTGCTCGGGTGGGGCAAGTGGGTCGAGAAGTGCACAAAGGACGGCAAACCCGTCACCCGAAGCGGCAAGGAGGAGGTCGATACGCTGCCGGCGACGAAGCGCTATTCGTACACCCTGTACGTCTCGGTCGGAACCAGGCCCGACTTCTACATCAACTGGGAACTGCGAAAGGTGGAATCGTGACTGAACCGATCGATGCGGCGCCGATCGATGCGGCACTGACCGCCCCGGCACCCGCCGCGGGCTCGGGTGTGACCGATCAGGACGCGAAGACCCTCGAGGACATGGCGAACCGCCTCGGCAAGCTGGAGCGGTCCACCGTGGTGCGAATCAACGAGTGGGCGCTGACCCAGGAGTACGAGACGGTTCCGCTCAACGGGCTCACCGCCGGATCGGATCCGCAGCCGCAGGTCGTACTCAAAGCCACCAATGTGACCACTGGGGAGGGAGAGATCCTGGTGCCGCCGGCGGCCACCCAGGAGTGGATCGCCTATATCGAGGCGCTGATCGAGCAGAAGTACGCCGCATTGTCGTCGTCGCTGTCGTCGTTGGCGTCACGCGTGTCGTCCCTCGAATCGAGGATGTCGACGGCCGAGGATGACATCGACGACGTCGAGTCGGATGTCCGTGGCGTCGAGCGGGACGTACGGAGTTGCTGCCCGTAGTCGGTGCGGCACCGGGGGTGCGTACGGTGCGCAGCCATGGTGAATGTGTGCACCTCAGAACAGTTCACCGAGGACGGCGGCATCCTCGGGCTGTCACCGTTCGCGTTCGCAGCGCCGGTCGCGCAGGCGACCGCGACGTCGACCGGAGACGGCACGATCACCGCCCACCCCGGCGCCGGCGGCCGCGCCCTGATCGACGCATCGCTGCACTGGGCCAACACCTATCCGTGCCCGGTGCGGGTGCAGGCGATCCTCCGGAAGCAGCGACGAGCACTGTCGGCGACAGCCTCGAACATCGTGGTGGTGCGGGACCGGGCGACCACCCTGGTCAGGACCGACGCGCCCGGAGTGCCGATCGCCGCGGTGGACCCCGATCCGACAGCAGTGTTCGACTCGGAGTGGGGTGGCGGCAACATCGTCGGTGCAGCCGCGACCGGTGACGCGACACCCCGGGTGGAAGTCAACAGGTTCGCCCCGCAGCAAACCGTGCTCCTGCCGATGGTGTCCGTCGGGGCGGGCGAGTCGATTTCGGTTCGCTTCAAAGCGCGGATGTACATGCCCTATGGTGCCGGGGCCACTGGCACCTTCCATCCGTCGACCGACGCGAACGACGTCAACAGCATCGCGGTGCTCGGGACGAGCATCGAGTTCGTGGCATACCCAACTGCCCTGTAGCGAGAGTGGGAGGCAGTCGTGGCGATGATCTGCAGTAGCCGTCAGTTCACTCACAGCGCGGCGGGGGTGATGGGCCTGTCGACGCACGCGTTGCCGCGGCAGGTGGCGGTGGTCCAGTCCGACTCCGGTGGCGACGGTGAACTGAAGTACCCCGACGACCAGGGCCGGGTCCTGGTAGACCAGGAGCTGCACTGGGCCAACACCTATCCGTGCCCAGTACGGGTGCTGCCGGTCATCAAGCGACGATCCAGGTTGCTGCACACCACAGGATCGGTGCTGCTCGTGGTCCGTGAGCGCTTGACATGGTTCGTCGGCCAGGACCGGGAGCAACGGGTGCAGGCTGCTGACCCGGATCCGACGGCGGTGTTCGACTCCGAATGGGGTGGCGGTGACACCGTCGGGTCGGCGACGAACGGATCGGCGGTGCCGCGGACGTATTCGTGGATGCTCGACCCGGAGACGGTGCATCTGCTGCCGTTCGTCACGGTGCCACAGGATCGGTCCATCTCCCTGCGGCTCCGGGTGGCGGCGTGGTTCCGCCACTACGTGGCAGACAACGCCGAAGCCGACATCAACGAGGTATGGGTGCGCGGGAACACCCTGTCCCTCCTGGCGTTCCCCACCCCGGAGGAGATGACGTGAGTGCACCTATCGGCGGCACCCCGGTGAAGGTGCGGGGCCTGATCTCGCTGGCCTGGTTGCAGCGTGGCGACACGACCACCATTGTGTGGGACGCCACGGCTGTCGAGCTGGTCAACGCCGGCTACCTGGAAATCCTCGAAGTCCTTCCCGTCGATCCGGGAGAACCCGCCCCGACTGTCGCGCAGTTGCAGGCCGCGGTAGTCGCGGCCGAGCAGGCCCGCGACGAGGCGGTAGCGGCTCGGGATCAGGTCGTCGTGGACCAGACGGCGCTCGCCGATGCCGTCGCCGACGCGGAGGGCGCGCGGGACGCGGCGCTCGGCCACGCCGGGACCGCGCAGACCGCGGCGGGTGAGGCGCAGGCGTGGGCGGCGGCAGCCGAAGCTGTCGTCATCGACCAGATCCCGAATGCCTCGGCGTCGACGAAGGGCGGCATCCGCCTGACCGGGGACCTCGGCGGCACGTGGGACGTGCCCACCGTCCCGGGCCTGACGGGGAAACAATCCATTTCCGACCGCAATCAGCCGAACGGCTATGCCGGGCTGGACGGGTCCGGGCTGGTGCCGGCGGTGCTGTTGCCGTCGTACGTCGACGACGTCCTCGAGTACGCCAACCTCGTCGGATTCCCGGCAACGGGCAGCGTGGGCAAGATCTATGTCGCATTGGACACCGGCCGCATCTACCGGTGGTCCGGTTCCGCGTACGTCGAGATCAGTGCCTCCCCGGGCTCGACCGATGCCGTGCCAGAAGGGGCGACGAACAAGTACTTCACCGATGCGCGCGCCCAGGCTGCCGCCGCGGCGGCGATCGCCGCGAAGTACACCAAACCCGCCAGCGGCATCCCCGCAGCGGATCTGGCCGCGGCGGTGCAGACCTCGCTCGGCAAGGCGGACACCGCGATCCAGCCGGGCAGCCAGCCGTTCGATGTGACGTTCGTGGCGCAGTCCGGTACCCGCAAGACCGGCGCCGGCGACGTGCCGCTCGGGGTCAAGCTCAAGCGGGCGGTGGCCTTTTCGGAGGTGACGTTCCGTTGTGAGACGGCCGACGGCTCCGGCAACCTCGTTGTCGAGGTCCGCAAGAACGGCTCCGCCACCGGCATGCCGACCGCGACGATCGCCGCCGCCAGCCAGGTCGCCGGCGTCACCGTCACCGGGCCGTGGTCCTTCGCCGACGGTGACGTCCTCACCGTGCACGTCACCGCAGTCGGCACCACACCGGGCAAGGGACTGGTCGCGGACTTCGAAGGGGTGACGTGATGCCGCATCTGTTCGTCCGCGGAGGATCCGCGCTCGCGGCGATGAAGGCGCAACGCACCACCACGCAGAACCTCGCCGCCGCGAGCGTCTACGAGAAAATCGTCGGCCTGGCCGCGGTCACCGGCACGCATCCGGAGACGGTGCTCGTCGATGACGAGTTCGCAGCCAACGGCAGCGGCTCGTGGATGCTCGACGTCGCGATCACCCACGGCAACACATCGTCCGGGACCGGGGTGCGGTTGCTGCGCAAGCCCGTCGGTGGCAGCTACTCGGTGCTGCAGACCTGGTCGACGTCCGGCACATTCCACACTGGCGTGTCCGGGTCGGTCACCGTGCCGATCGAGCGAGGGGATCTGGTGCGGGTCGAGGCGATGCACGCCAACGGATTCACCCGGGACATCACCAGTACGGTGCTGACCGCGACCCTCGCATGAGGTCAGCGGCCGGTATAGATCAGCAGTCCGCCGAGTACGAGCACGATCGTGGTGATCGTCAGTAGGACCGCGGTGGAGCCGGTCGACCCGGCGTCACCGAACAGGGGCTCGTGCTCATTCCACTTCCATCTCGACTGCACGTGATCAGTGTCCACCCGCCGGGGATGTCGGGAAAGCGTATTTCTGCTCATGCCGGCGGGTGCGCGGGCGGTGCTTCCCGAGCCAGCTGCTCCACCGCCCGCGCTGCTTCGAAACCCTACCCGCATTCGAACGTGTGTGCGAAACTTGCAGAGCGAGTCCCGCACGGAAGGAACGACATGACGCTCTGGCACTACACCGACCGCAACCGGCACGCCAGGATCGGCGCGAACGGTCTGCTCCTGCCGCCACGCCTCACCGCCTCACGCACCAGCCGCATGTGGACCCTGCCCGACTGGGCCCAGCTCCGCCTCGACCTGATCTGGCTCACCGACCTCGACTACCCCATGCGCGAAGCCCTCGGCCTGACCATGCACGCCATCGCCAACGACCGAACCGAGATCCGCTACCGCGTCACTCAGCCCGCGGCCAAACCGCAGCCCATCGCATGGATGAAGTTCCGCCGCCACCTCGACCCACGACTGGTCGAGGATCTCGAACTCGCGCCTGGCGCGATGCCCGCCCACTGGTACGTCGCCACGGCACCGGTGCGGGTCCAGTTCGACCCGCTGCCCGCCCTGGTCCATTGAGCCGGTGGACATCGCCACGTACGGCGTTCCGCAATGGCCCGCTCCGTCGAGCGCATCCCACGACGGTGCCCCAACGGGCATCGGCTCGGGCCGCGCACCGTCCTCGTGGGATGGGTGCCGTGTGACTGCACCCCTGGCGCGGGAGGCCACCGGACCTACACGTGCCGCACATGCGATATCACCATCGGCCGGCCACCCCATGCCGGCCCGCCACGGCCGGGAGTGCAGTGGACTCAGCCACCCCAATCAGACGAGTGATGTGGCACGTCAGCAGAAGCGGCTGTGCCTACAGAACCCACCTCCACCACCGCTGCTACCTCCACTGCTCGGGAGATCGACGTTTGGCAGGTTGACGTTTCGGTCGGGATCGTCTTCGGTATCCGGGAGCAGATCCGGCCCGTAGTGCTCTCGCATGTACTCGTCGTGCTCTCGATCTCTCTGCTCCTGAGCCGCGCGGCATGCCGCGACGCCCCCGAGGCGCTGGTCCCATGCGGCCACGTCAGCCGCGATGAGAGCGTTGGCATACGCTTCGGCCTGCTGGGGAACTTCCACCATCAGCGCTGGAATCTGCGCCTCGACCGGCAGGGAATCGCGATAGTGCTCGATGGTCGGAAGGAACACACCGTCACCTGAGGCCACGATGGTCTCGTTCACGCTGCGCCCGTACGGAGTTTCCGTCGCGGTCTTGCCGGGCTCAGCCAGGTGAATGAACGCGGTGTCGCCCATCTTCGTCGAAGCTGCATCATCCGGCATCCGCACGAGGGTCACCGAGGCCCCCACTGGCAGCGACTCGACGAGGCGTTTGCCGTACGCAGCACTCATCCCACTGCAATTTCCCGGTCCGACGTGCGCCAGCATGATCTTGAGGGGGTACTTCACTCCGACGTCGACTCGAACGTGCGGCGAATCGACCTCTGTAATGATGCCGGTCAGGATCGGTGCGGTATTGAGGTCCTTGGTCGTCGGTGTGCTCGTCGGTGTCGACGCCCGCGACGGCGAGTCGGATGATTCGTCGTCACCGATGCAGCTACCCAGCAGAACGAGAAGCGCCACGGCACCGGCCGCCCACGGCCACTTCTTCTTGGAACCTGAACCGGTGCGTTGTGGCCTGGGCCGTGGCGGGATGACCCTCGAACCGACTGGCGTAGTCGGAGTGGGGAACGACTGACCGCGCGTCCGTGTCTGGTCGGTCCACTTCTGCCCGTCCCACCAGCGTTCGAGGGCAGGGTTGTATGGGTCGGGATGCCAGCCGGCGGGTGGATGCATACGAGTGGTCCTTCGGGGTGCGACAGTATCCGTGAGGCGTCGCACATACCGACTGGTTCGTTACACCGTCACCTCTGGTCACAGATACGTTCGGCTAACAATCCTCTGGATGCTTCTCGATCGAGGCGAGGAAGAGCCACTGCTCCTGTGGGGAGAGTGACGCCCACTCCGGGTCGTGGACCATCAAATCCCTGAGCTCGCGGAGGTCGTCCCGGGTGAAGCAGACCTCGCCGATGAGGTCGTCCACCCACGCGTACGGTGACGGGTCCGCTTCCGGTGACGGTGTCCCGGTGGTTCCGCTGCAGGCTGCGAGGGTGGCAGCGAGCACGACGATGCCGACGGCGCGTCTGATCATGCGCGGATCGTACGAGTCGAACGGTCAGGCCTGTGTGACCCGGCCCCATGGATCGACCATCACCACGCGCCGGATCTCCTGCTGGGTCGCGGCCACCACGATCCACGGAATGGCCCACAGCCCGCACGAGAACAACGTGATCACCGCATGCAGCAGATGGTTGGGGCGTCGACCGCGGACGAACGCAGCGGTGGTGTCGGTCATCGACTCGACCCGCCACCCATTGAACGACCACTGCCCGATGACCTGCTGCATGATCTGGCGCCGCTGCTCAAGCGGCAACTCCAGCGGCATCGGCGCGGGCATCATGATCGGGCATGCTACGGCACCCCTGCCTCGTACGGTCCCCGCTGACCACACCAGGGGAGGGGTAGCCGATGGCCGCCAAGGTGATGCCGCTCAAACGCGGCACCTACTCGACCAGTTCCGGCTACCGCAGCGCCGACCGACCGGATCACCGCGGTGTCGACTTCGCGGCCCCGGCCGGCACACGGATCTACGCCGTCGCCGACGGACTTGTCATCCGCTCCGGGGCGGCCGACGGATTCGGACAGTGGATCGTCATCGACCACCAGGCCGAGCACGGCGTCGACACCGTCTACGGCCACATGTACGCGCGCGACCTGCTCGTCCGGGTCGGGCAGCGTGTCACCGCCGGGCAGATCATCGCCCGCGTCGGTTCCAACGGGCAGAGCTCGGGCCCGCACCTGCACTTCGAGGTGTGGGGACCGCCCGGCCGATTCGGCGGCAGTGACCGCAACCCCACCGCCTGGCTGACCGGCGCCACCGAACCCGGCGCCCCTGCAGCCCCGGCGTGGACCGAGACCGGCTCGACGCTCAACGACCGCCAGTTCACCGCCGATATCGACATCCTCACCACCGCCGACTCGGGCCCGAGGGATCCGCGCAGCTGCCAGTTCTGGGGATTGCACACCACCGAGAACAGCGACGACGCCAAGCCGGAGGACATCGCCCGCTGGCAGCAGAACCGCGCCAACCAGTCCAGCTACCAGATCCTTGTCGGCGCCGACGCGACCGGCGCGCGGATCGTGCGCGGCAACGACGACAACTACATCCCGTGGTCGGCCGGGTCGACCGGCAACCGTCGCGGCCTGCACCTGGCGTTCGTCGGCCGCGCCTCCCGGACACGTGAACAGTGGCTCGCCAACGACAAGCAGCTGCGTGCCGGCGCCCGGGTCGTGGCCGACTGGTGCCGCCGCTACGGACTGCCGAACACGAAGATCACCGCCGAGCAGCTGCGCGCCGGGATCCGCGGCGGCGTCGGCCACGGCGACATCTCCGCCGCGTGGCGGGAGGTCGACCACACCGACCCGGGCCCGCACTTCCCGTGGGACACCTTCACCCGCTACGTCAACACCGCGTTGGCCGGAACCCTCACCCCAGACGAGGAGGACCTCGACATGTCCGCAGTACAGCAGATCAACGGATTCACCGCGGCCTTCAACGGGGCCATCGGCTCCGACGTGAAGGACATCCGGGATCAGATCATCGGCGGCCGCGACGCCGGCGAGTACAAGGGGCATCCGCAGATCGACGACCGCACCGTCGTCGACGCGCTCGCGGTGATCGGCGCGCACCTCGGCATCCCCGGCTTCGTCGACCCGCACGGCGGTTCGCTCAAGGCCAAGCATCAGGCGCAGGGCGGTCACTGACATGAGCGGCTCCAACGTTGTCGAGCTGATCACCCGGCAGGTACTCGAGCGGATCGGCACCGAGGTCGACACCCGTGTCCAGGGCGCCGTCGCCGACGTGCAGGCCGAAGTGCAGCGTCGCGTCGCCGAGGCGCTCGACCAGATCCCGGCCGTCGTGCCGGTTCCGTCCGCGACGTGGCCACCGACTACCGATGACACCGCCATTCCGATCCCTGATCCGGCCCCACCGCAGACCGTCCCGGCGGCGGCCGATGCGCGCAGCCGAGCCGGACGGACTCTGTTCCAGGGCGCGATCGCAACCGTTCTGGTGTCGGTTCTGATGGCCCTCGCCCAGATCCTCGGCACCGGGACGATCGACATCTTCACCAGCGAGGGGTGGAAGGTGATCGGTGGAACGGTCTCGGCCGCGGGGATCATGGCCGTGACCTCGTTCATCCAACGGATCGTCTCGCCCCCGAAGGACCAGTGACGGTGGAGACCGCAATCCTCGGCGGCCTGACCCCGGCGCACCTGACCAACCCGGCGGTGCTGCTCGGGCTGCTGGTCGTGCTGATCATCTTCGGCGGCCTGGTGCCGCGCTGGCTGTATCGGTCGATGATGCAGATCAAGGATCAGATCATCGCCGACCAGAAGGCGATGCTCGGGGAGCAGTCCCGGCAGATCACCCGCCTGATCGGGGGCACCGAGGTCGCGGTGCGGGTGTCCGAGGCGCTGCAGGACAACGTGGTGCGTGACGTGGACAGCGGGGACGCGTGATGTGGCGGCGCCGGCGGGCGCACGCGTTACGGGAGCGGGAAGCCGTGGCCGAGCAGAAGCGCGTCGTCTTCCATCGCGGCCGGCACGTGGTCGACCCGCTGGCCGAGCGCGCGGAGGCGTCGAAAGCCCGCAACCATTTCGGTGAGTCGATCGAGCAGGCGATGGTGAGGAAGAGGAGACCCGCATGATCAGGTGGACACTCGGGTGCGCGGCCCTGGCCGGCCTCGTGGTGGTTGCCGTGTTCGATCCGCAGACCGAGGCGCGCATCCTGCTGACCGCGATGACGGTCACCGCGTGGTCGTTCGCCCTGTTGTACGGGATCCGCTCGCCGTGGCGCGCGACGCAGGCCGGTCGGTCGGTGATGGCGACGACGGTATGCCTGGCTCTGATCGGCACGCAGCTGATGACCGTGTGGTGGTTCGGCAACTACCCCGGCCGCAACGAGGTGCGTGCGGTCGTGGTGCTGGCGTTGGTGCTGACCTTGCTGCACCGGACGCTGGTGTTGTGGCGGATCCAGCACCAAACCCCGGGCCGCGCGGGTAGACCCGAGTAG